CCACGTGAACGGAGCCTGACCATGGTCGACCTCTGGATGCCCGGCGCTGCCCGGCACTCCCTCGGCAACACCGGCGCCATGAACGGCGGGCCGGCGCGCGCCGTCTGGCACATCACCAGCAACGCGAACGACCACACGTTCACGAACGAGCTGGGCTGGTTCACCGGCGGCGGGAAGGACGTGGCCCCGCACCTTCTATGGGACCCGTTCACCGGCCAGATCGCCCAGTTCTTCCCCGCCGACAGCCGCAGCCTGTCCCTGCAAAACGCAGGGACCGTCCGGACGAACCGCACCGGCAAGTACTGCGTGCAGATCGAGACCGTGTTCACCGCGGGCGAGACCGTCAGCGGCAAGAAGTACGCCACCGTGCGGGACACGCCCTGCAAGGGCCTCGACGGCATCGTGGCGTGGCTGCGGTCGCTCGGCATCGCCGACGGCTGGCCCGGCGGAGCCCCCACCGGCTTCGTGCGTGACACCGTCAGTCTCGACACCTGGCTCAACCGCGGCGGTCATTACGGGCACAACCAGATCCCCGGCAACTCGCATGTGGACCCGGGCCCGATGCCGGACCTGTTCGCCAGCGCGCCCACCCCGCCGAAGCCTGCCAGCAAGCCCAGCGTCTCCCTGGCCCACGTCGTCTATGCGGCCCGTCACGACCCGGCGGCCGCTCAGGGCCACACCAGCTACCGAGCTGAGGTGTTGCTCGTCGAGAAGGCGCTCGCCGCCGAGAAGCTCCTCGCCTCCCAGTGGGTCGACGGCTCCTACGGCTCGAAGACCATCAGCGCCTACGCGGCCTGGCAGAAGCGCCTCGGCTACACCGGCTCCGACGCCGACGGCATCCCCGGCAAGACCAGCCTGACCCGCCTCGGCGACAAGCACGGCTTCCAGGTGGTCGCGTGAGTGCGCCACGCCCAGCGCCGCCGTCGGACTGGCCGGGCATGGAGATGGTCGGCATGACCAAGCTGACCGACGACATCTACTTCGGTTGGCTGGCCAACGAGGCCAACCCCACCTTCTGGCACTGGTGCAAGGCGCTGGAGAACGTGCCCGAAGACCGCAAGGTGCACGAGGGCTGCTGGGTGGCCGCAGGAACGAGCGCACACACCCTCGTCTCCCGCCAGCCTCTGCACCTCGAACCATCCCTGCTGTGGCGGTGCTGCGGCACGCACGGCTTCGTCCGCAACGGGGCATGGATCCCCGCCTGACCTCAACGAATCGAGACCCCCATGCGTATCTTCGGCCGCGAACCGGCTCTCATCATCGCCGTCATCAGCGCGAGCCTGTCCCTGCTGGTCACCTTCAACTTCGGTCTGTCCGCCGAGCAGGCCGGTGCGATCGTCGCCGTCATCAGCGCGGTGTTCGCCGCGGCCACCGCCGCCATCACCCGCCCGATCGCCCCCAGCGCGTTCACGGGCCTCGTCGCTGCGGTCGCCGCACTCCTCGCCGCCTACGGCCTCAACCTCGGCCCCGAAAAGATCGGCGCCCTCAACGCTGTCGTCCTCGCCGGACTCGCCCTCATCACCCGCGGGCAGGTCTCCCCGGCCAGCCCGGCAGCGCCCGCAACAGCCCAGCCGCCGCGGAGCGTCTGACCCGATCGGAGCACCACCGTGGCCGATGAGCCGACTCTCGGCGAGGTCGTCCGCAGACTTGAGGCCATCCACGCCGACCTCAAAGAAGACCTCCGCGAGTACGGCGCCCGGCTCGACAGCAAGGTCAGCATCGAGCGGTACGAGCTCGAACGACGTGCCGCCGACGACGTGCACCGCCAAGTGATCGAGCGGGTGACAGCGATCGAGACAGCCCGGGAACGCGAGAAAGACCAGCAGCAGCAGACCCGCCAGAGGGCAGAGGAAAGGCGCCGCGCGGACCGGCGTCTCGCCTTCACCGCACTGATCGCACCAGTGCTGATCCTGCTCCTGCAGGCGTATCTATCGGCGAAGGGGGCGGGTTCGTGAGAGCTCACAGCTCCCCGACCAAGGCGGCACGGAATCGTGCCGACCTGTGGTTCACCCTCGGTGTGGTCCTCGCCCTGTCGCTGCTGGCGTGGGTGGTCATCACCATGCAGCAGCTCAGCCACGATCTGCGGACAGCGAACGCGGCGCGTGATGCCCTCGCTGTGCAGGTGCAGAAGCTCGGAGCTAAGCCGGTCGCCGGCCCGCCTGGCAGCCGCGGTGAGCCTGGTCTGGTGGGCCCGCGCGGGCCGCAAGGCGACACGGGCCCGGCCGGACCGCCAGGGCCTGAAGGGTCGCCGGGTTCGCCTGGCCCGTCTGGGTCGCCGGGCAAGAACGGCAGCAACGGGACGGACGGGCAGCCTGGAACAGCCGGGCAGCCCGGAACAGCCGGCGCCACCGGGCCAGCGGGTCCCGCAGGGCCACAGGGCCCGAAGGGCGACACCGGCCCCGCGGGACCGCAGGGCGAGCAAGGTCCGCGAGGCGAGCAGGGGCCTGCCGGACAGTCCTGCCCGGACGGCTACAGCTGGCAGACCCCCGACTACGACCCGGACGCGAAGGTCTGCCGCAAGGACGGCGCACCGCAGCCGAGTCCCAGCGACGACAAGGGCGGTGGCCTGCTCGGCATGGCCCTCGATCCCAACCGCCGCGAGTACATGTAGGAGGGGCGATGCCCGATCCGATCCCGGTGCAGCCGCTCCCGCAGCCCGGCGCCGCCGACCTGAAGTCCCTCGTCGCGCTCGGGCAGGCGGATCCGCCGCCCGTCCCGCAGCCGGCCGAGCCGCCGGCACCCAACCAGACCCAGTGAGGCAACCGTGGAAGACGAAGACGACGACGTCCCGCTGTGGCTGAGCCCGTGGCCGTTCCGTGAACCGCCCTGGCCGCCGGACTACGACGAAGACTGAGAGCGCCCCCTCCTTCGGGAGGGGGCGTTTCGTCTTGCCCAAAGGGCTGCACACGGCCAACTCTGTGGTTGATAATGACAGTTATCCAATACCGCGCTAGCGTGGCGGTACAACGACCCCACTGGTGAAGGAGACTGCGATGACCGGTGCCGATGCCCTCAAGACCACGATGATCAACCGCCCCGAACGACCGCACGAGTTGGTGCCCACTCCACTCCTTAAGGGCGCCCTCGCCCGCTCCAGCGCCGATGCCCGGCGCTACGCCCAGACCGGGCCGAAGGAACACGAGGACATCTGCCACCTCCTTGCAGACGAGTACCTGACCGAGCTTCAGGCCCGAGGAGAGCTGTGAGCAGCTCGATGTACTGGCGACCCGCACCCAAAGAAGAGCCCCCAGTGCAGGACCTGCCCTACGAGTTGAAGCGCGCTGTCGCGCAGCGCTTCTGGGGCCACGACGGGACTTTGCATGGTGACGACTACGCCCTGAGCAAGGAAGACATCCCCTACCTGGAGGGTCTCGCGGACGCAGGCATTGACGGCGCCACCGAACTGATCGAGGCCATCCGGCAGCATGGCCGTGTGCTCGTCTGGATCGGCGGCTAGCGTGACCGCCCTCGTCCCGCGCCCGTCGGCGGAGCTGTCGACCGACCGGCACGACCCCCGCGACGACTGGCCCGACGAAGCCCGCCACCTCGCCGACTATCTGACCGAGTTCTACGGCGACGCCGACCCACTGCCCACCATCGCGGGCGGCTGGGTCGCCCGGCAGAAGTCTCGGCACACCCGACGCGCATACGTGCGGACGTTCAAGGCGTGGGAGGGATACGCCCGCAAGAGCAAGATCCACCCGCTCCAGGCGAAGTTGCCTCTGGCCGACGCCTACGCCAAGCACCTCGCCAAGACCCCCACCCGCAACGGCAAGCCGCCCGCAGAGACCACCCAGGCCCAGGCCCTCGCCGCCGCCGGGAGCTTCTACACCTACGCCGCCCGCCTCCAAGCCGTCGACTCCGACCCGTTCGCCGCCGTCAACCGGCCCTACGTCGACCCCGACTACTCGCCCACCGAAGGCATGACCGAGGACGAGACAACCCGGCTCATCCAGACCGCCCGCGACTGGGCGCCCCGCTCCTACGCCCTCGTCATGCTCCTCTACCTCACCGGCGCCCGCGTCGACGAACTCCTCTCACTCAACGCCGACCAACTCGGCTACGACCGAGGCCACCGCACCCTGCCCCTCACACAGAAGGGCGGCAAGAAGCGTCCCGCCCCCGTACCGCCGCTCGCCCTCGACGCACTCCTCGCCTACCTCGGCGACCGCACCGACGGCCCACTGTTCACCAGCGAGACCGGCCGCCGCTGGACGCAGCCCGAAGTGTGGAAGCACCTCCGCGTCCTCGCCCGCCGCGCCGGCATCCCGCAAGCCGCCACGATCAAGCCCCACACGCTGCGGCACCAGTTCATCACCGACAACCTCGCCAACGGGGTGCCACTCCAGGACGTGCAAGACGCCGTCAGCCACTCCGACCCGCGCACCACCCAGCGGTACAACCGACGCCGCCGGCAACTCGACAACCACCCCGCCTACGCCCTCGCCGCTCGGCTGGGGGAGAGGCTCCAGCAAGGCGAAGGCTGAGCACGACGACGCCCCCGCAGCCGAACCCGGCTGCGGGGGCGTTCTGCTGTCCTAGGGTGCTCAGCCCCATCCGGTGTCGTCGCTCATGACCCCTCCTCACGTAAGGTGCGGCCTGCCGAGGGGGTACCCCCACGCCCCGAAGGGTCGCTGCGAACGAGGCAGGCCGCCCGAACACGGTACGCGCGGGCGGCCGTTCTGTCGCCAGTCGTGCCACACTGATCCCCGTTTCGCTGGGGTGGAGGCTGAATGGCTACTGATCTTGTGGACTTGCTCAAGGACCGTCGGCGGGAACTGGGGCTGTCTTACCACTCCCTTGCTGCTGCGTGTCTCGACGCAACGTCGAACACGACCGTGTCGGCCGGCTGGCTGCACCGCCTGGAGACAGGAGCGCCGGTGATCCCTCCGTCGCTCGAGATGCTGGGCGCTCTGGCCGAAGGGCTGCAGTTGCCCCGGGTGCGCCTTCAGGAGGCAGCCGCAGCCCAGTACTACGGCGTGCGCCTGTCGTGGGAGATCTCCGGCGACGCCGCAGCCGTACTAGCCGATTTGGCCGTGTTGCCGCAGGGGCAGCGACAGGCGATATCGGATCTGATCCGGGTGCTGGCCGAGGGCGAGTCTGATCAGCCCTCCAGGTAGCCCAGCTCCGAGTCTGGCCGACAGTGGCTGCAGGCTGGCACCCCGGCGGCGAGGGCCCGGCGCGCGGTGTCGGAGTCGACGCCCTTCGCCCGCTTGCCGCGCATGTGGCAGTCGCCGGTGTGGACGCCGATGGGCATGGCGTCCTTGTTGAGGCCGTAGTCGAGGACCCAGTCGGGTGGTGCCGGCCGGGCCTGCTCGCCTTGCTGCCGTTCCCGCTCGCGGCGTTCTTCGTCGGCGATCCAGCGGCGGGTGCGCTCGAGATCCTGCTCCTGAACGCGTTCGAGGAAGCGCAGCAGGTCGAGGCGCGAGGGAGCGGGGTCGTTCACGTGTTCGATTCTAGGCGCTAGTCTGTCCCCGCAGCGCGACGGGCAGAGGGATCAGGTGGACATCGAACGCATGACGGTCGACGAGCTGCTCGCCAGCCACGCCGTGGACCCGGCCCGCCTGGATCCCGCGCCGGCCGACCCGTCCCGCGCGCAGACGACGGCCCGCTACGCCCAGCATGGGACGCTGCCATGTACGGCCTGCGGGAAGACGGAGGACTGCCGCACCTCCCGATCCATCCCCTTCCCGGGGCACGGCCCACGCTGGGTGGACCTGTGCCGAGACCACTCGCTGGCGACGATGCCGCCCTGGACGGGGCCGGCCACAATCGAGGGGGTCCTCGCCGACCTGCGGGCGGTCATGGGGCGGGGCGCGGGGCTGCGGCTGTGGACGGACGAGGACGGCTGGCAGGATGAGCGTCATGGATGACCCCGGCCGCTACCACCTGACCCTCACCTCCGACGGCCGACCGGTACAGCACGGCTGGTGGGCGAGCGAGGAGACCGCCCGGGACAAGTTCCGGCGCTGGGTCGGCGCAGTCGGCAACATGCCCGAGCCGCGAGTCACCCTCACCGACGAGGAGACCGGCGAGCAGCTCGACAGTTGGCCGTAGCCGGACTGTCAGTGGTGGCCGCTACGGTGGTTCCTGTCCCAGTCTTGGGCGAACTCGAATGACGCCCCGCCCGGCGTGATGCACCGGGCGGGGCGTGGCGCTGTCAGCTGGCGGCCGGCTCCGGGTTCCGGACGGCCTTCTTCGCGGCCATCTCCACCTCGTACCGCACCGCTCCCTCGGCTTCGGCATGCTCGGTGACCGCGGCCTGGAAGACGGCGGCGGCTTCGATCCAGGCCTGCCGGGTGCCGGCCTGGTCGGTGTCGGGGTCGGCAAGGTACTGGGCGTGCGCCGCCTCGGCGGAACGTTCCATCTGCACGAGATCTTCGAAGGTGTGTGCCACGGGCACCGATCCTAAGCGGCGGCCACCACGTCCTCGAGCGCCCGCTCCCGCGCGGTCGCCGCATGCCACTCCTCGACGAGCCGATGGTAGGTCGACCGGTCCTCTGGCCGCAGTCGGCCACCAGCCCGCAGCATCAGGGCGCGAATGTCCGCGTTCACCGCGGCTGCAGACCGCGGCAGGCCCGGGACCGGGGGAGTGGAGGACATGCGATCAGGCTAGTCGCCCGGTCTGACAGTCACCTAGGAGTTCGAGCGGTCCGCGATGTACGTGCCCTTCGCCGGGAGCGTCACGACGAGCCCGCGCTCCCGTAGCTCCTCGACCGCGCGGCGGACGGTGCCGACGGCGACGCCGACCTGCTCGGCCAGCTCCCGCTCGCCCTCCAGCCGTGCACCCGGCTGCAGCTCGCCGGCCTCGATCCGACGCGCGATCCAGTCGGCGACTTGCTGCCACACGTAGACCGGGCGGGACGGATCCACCACCGGCTCTTGATCACCCATGCTTTGACGCTAGGGCGGCCCACCGCAGCGCATCTCAGCAGGTAGCTCCATACAGCGGTATAGAGCAGTGTGGAGCGGTAGCCTCACATCAGGACAGCAAAACGCCCCCGAGGCCGCAGCCGGGAAGCCCGGCCCCGAGGGCAGCCGACGATCGGAGCGTCGACATGGGCGAGGGTAGACCCAGAGACCCAGCCACGGACCCAGCCCGGCCGACTGGGCTCAGCCCGCTCCAGCAGGCGTGGAAGGACTACACGAGCCACACCGCCGGCTGCCCCCGCTGCCGGACCACCGACGGCGGCCGATGCGCCGATGCCGCCCGGTTATGGGCGGCGCACCGCGACCTCTGCGACCAGGCCTACGCCGCGCTCGCGGCCGAGCGGGGCCGTGCCTGACAGGCACCAATTCGGCGTTCAGTTTTGCCACAGAGGGAAGCCCTGGCCATAACATGCGCCAGCGGTCAGCGCCCACGTGTGGGATGTGTGGGAGTCGTGCAGATAAATGCGAATCTCATCTTCCGCTACTGGTCGTGCGTGGTGTTGACTCACGGTCAGTGGCCGCTGCATGCATCGTCAGTGAAGGAGGTCGGTCACGTGCACCCTCAGGGCCCGCGCGATACGCAGCAGGGTCGAGATGCGGGCGTCCACCAAGCCGGCCTCGACGTCCTGGTAGGTCTTGCGACCGAGCTGCGCGGCGAGGAAGACGGACTCCTGGGTGCGGTCCTGACGGATCCGGATGATGCGGATGCGGTCGCCGATGGCGCGGCGCTCTTCGAGGAGCCAGGCGTCGTCATCGGGCAGGTGGGGCACCTGTTACACGCTGGGGCGACCATGATCATAAGTCAGCCTGGAATTCCAGGCATTCTGTGATCATGGAATCGGCCAGAGTCCCGCGACGGACGGGGCAACCACCCGCGTAGAGAGAGCGGGGTGCGCAGCCGCTCGGCGGCTGTCACCCGCCACTGGCGGCCCTGTGGTCTGGCATATGCCGCAGGGCTGGCTGTAGTGTCCATGAATCGAACGGGTGTTCGCCCGAAAGGGTGAACCCACAGGCCAGCCCGCATCCAGGCCAGCAAGCCGGGCATCCGAACCACGCCCCCGAGCCCCGCAAGACGTCAACAGGAGACGGCATGGACCGGCAACAGATCCTCGACCTCTACGACTGGACGCCGGGCACCTGCTTCCGGCACCCCCGTAAGGGCGAGGTGCCTACGGCTCACGTCCGGACCGTTCGACCCTCGGCCGGCGGCATCCAGGACATCCGCGCCTGCGCGGAGTGTGTGACGTCCATGGAGGAACAGCGGAAGCGAGCAGCTGACCGCAAGGGCCTGTCGTACCGGCCTGGGGAGCTGGCCATCGAATAGGCCCTGCTGAAGGCCTGTTTCCAGGTGGATTTCTGGGGAGCGTCTGGGGAGTGAAGGGGGCGGGGGAGCGCTCGGGGAGATCCAGCATGACTAGTTACGCTCCGCAATGCTTTCCTATGTTCTCCAATGCTTCGCAGTTCAGAGGGGGTGCGGCCCCTCGACGGGTAGAACGCCCAGGCGGCGCCCCGTGCAAGAGACAGAACAACACCATCTGGCACGACATCGCCCCACCAGCCACCACAGACACCGCGCCGAACACCGCCCACCAGGTCACAGCGGCAAGAGACGTGCAGGTCAGGGGACTAGGGCGAGGGCATCTGAGGCAGCAGCACCATCGTCCTGGGGAGCGTCAGAAGCCGTCGGAACAACGGCTTCCAAATCCTGGGGAGCGGCTGGGGAGATCTTTTTCGTGTCTCCCTCGAACCAGTTCTGCATCGCGGTGCGGCCCCGGCCATCCGCCTCGGGCATCATGTGCGCGTAGATCCGGAGTGTGATCGACGGATCCGCATGGCCCAGCCACCTCGAGACTGACACAACCGACTCACGCGCGTCCAGCTGCACGCTGGCGAACGTGTGCCGCAGCGAGTGGAAGCCCATCTCCCGGTCCTCCGCATACCGCTTGACGGTACGGAACCGGCCCGGCTTCCCCGCGATCGGACGCTTCGTCACCACAGGCGGGTCGATCAGCCCGGCCGCCTCCAAGGCCGGCTTCCAGAGGGTGTCGTTGAAGTAGTCCCGCCGCCAGGCACCGCCCCGGGCCGCCGTCAGTATCAGCTCGAACGTCTGCGGCGCCCGCTCCTTGATCTCCTTCTCCGTCTCGCCCGCTTCGGGGTCTCCCCACGGCAGTGTCACCGCCGTCGCCGGCCAACGCGCCAAGTGCTCCTGCACCTTGGCCAACAGGTGGGCGGGGACCGGAACGGTCCGTGTCTTGCGGCCCTTCGGCAGGGCGAACACGAGCTTCGAGCCGACCTTCTTCACCTGCCGCCGAACATGGATCACTTGGGCTTCGAAGTCGACGTCCTCGACCGCGAGCCCGAACACCTCGCCCTGCCGCAGCCCCGCACCGACACCGATATCGACGGCGAGCCGCACCCGGGGGTCGATCAGGGACCGCACCAGCAGGACCCGCTCGCGCGACCAGGCATTGGCCCGGGGCTCAGGGCGGGCAGGCGGGCGCACCGTCTTCTGTGAGCGGCAGTAGTTCTTCGTGATCCGTTCGTCATCGACCGCGGCCTGCAGGATCGCGGAGAGCGTCCCCCAGACATCGTTGACGGTGCCGGGGCCGAGCTGGGCGTTGAGCGTCTTCAGCCACGCCCGCAGCTGGGGAGTCTTGATCGTGTTCAGCGGATTGGATCCCAGGTGGCTGAGGACGTGGTTCCAGACCTTGCCCTTGACCGTGGCCCTGGTGAGCGGGTCGGGATAGTTCTGGTTAGGCCACCAGTGCTCCTCGACGTACTCTCGCAGCAGCATCGTGCCATCGCGCGGGTCGATGAACTCGCCGCGGGTGGACTCGTGCTGAGCCTTCGCCAGCCAGGCTCTAGCGCCGTCTACGCCGAGGAGCTTCTCGAAGCTGCGGTCACGCACTCCCGGCACGCCGGCCACCCGGTAGCGCTTGCCCTGACCGTTGCGTTCGGTGGGGATGGTCCGCTTGCCGTCGGGACCCTTCTTGAACCAGCGATCCTCGATATATCCAGCCATGCAGTACCCCCTGGTTGGTGCAAGTCAGGCAGCAGCGTTGCCTTGGGAGTCGTCCATCGTGACGATCTCACCCTGCCACAACTGGAACCACTGGCCGCCGGCCAGGAACTGCTCGATGGCGGGGTTGAGGGCGCGGACGAGGAGCTCGGCGGGGGCGTTCGGGTTGACGTGCAGCCGGACTTCGCCGCGGTCCTCCCGTATCTGGACGCAGAGGCGCAGGGGCACGTCGGGGTCTGGCACGTACTGGACGGTGAGCGGGCTGTCGGGGGAGTCGGCGCTGATGATCTGGCCACGCCAGATCTGGAACCAGCTGCACTTGCCGACGAATTCCTTGAGCGCAGCGTTCAGCGGCGGGATGTAGTCCTCAGCTGCAGAGCCTTCGCGGAGCTTGATGCTGACTCGGCCGCGGGTCTCTGTGATCTCTACGAGCTGGCCGGGTGCGAGGTCTGTGGTGGCTTCGTACACGACGCGCAGCATGTACCCTCCCCAGGATTAGTGCGCTTGTGAGTCATGGGGCGTAAGCGCACGGTTGTGGAAGGGTACGTCTTGTATCCGGACGGCGACAATCTGTTGAAGTGAATGTCTACTTAGGGACTCTTTCGGACAACCGCCCCTGTAGCGCTGCACCACCTGCCGTTACTCGTTCTCGTGCCGCGCCCGCTCGTCGGCCTCGATCATCGCCCGCCAGCGCCGCAGCTCAGACTCGGGCATGTTCCCGAGGTGGCTGACGATGATGCGCACCTCGTCGTTGTAACCGGCGAGCTCGGTCGCCTCGTATTCCAGCCACTGCGCCGCCGCGGCGGCCTTGACGCGGCGCTCGCTCACGCGGAGGGCGATGGCGATGGCCCTCAGCTGCGCTGGGCTCGGGGCGTTGGCCGGCGGATTCGCGACGAGCCGCTGGAGGTAAGGCTTGGACAGCTTGGCGCCCGTCTCGGGATCGACGGCCCGTTCGGACATCTTGGCGTAGGAGAGGCCGCGGTCGTTGGCGTCCTGGATGAGCTGCGAGAGCGCGCCGACAGGCGCATGCTGCTCGGCCACGCCCTGGTCAGGGGCGGGGGCTGCTGCCGTCACGTCCTTTTCCTCTCGCGTCACGTTCGCACCGACTGTCTCTAGAGATACGGATGGGCGCCCGAAAATTACCAGCTCAGCCCGTACAACCTTCTCGGATCCGAGACGATCCGTCTACAAGTCGATGCTATCCAGCCACAAGCGTTGCCGATACTCGACCCCCCGTCGTCTCGGATCTGTAGACGAAACGGCTCCACTATGCTTTCCTATGTTGTGCAAGCAAACCGCACCACTCGGGGGCAATGTGAGCCGACGTGCAAGCAGGCGCTGGACCATACGCAGCGTCGAGATCCTCAGGCACTACATGGAGTTCCCGGGCCGGGGAAAGTCCTTCTCGATCCGTGACCTGGCCGAAGAGTCCGGGGTCAGCAAGGGAGTCATCGAGAACCTCCTCGCCGGCCGCCAGGACAACGCCGACGTCGATGACGCCACGGCTCTCGCGGAGGCCGTCGGTAGCGCGATCTTCCCCCTTTTCGCGCCCCCGTCGTCTCCGGAACTGAATCAAACGTCTCGTCCCCCGACCCCCACGAGCGAGGAATAGACCAATGCCGAACAAGCCCGCACCGAAGGGCTGGCTCTGGAGCGAAGACGCCGCCGACTACCTCGGCGTCCACGTCGTCACCCTCCACCGCTGGCGCCGCGAAGGCACTGGCCCGACCGGCGTCCTCCACGGCCGGCGCCGCTACAAGTACAAGATCAGCGTGCTCGACGCCTGGATGAACGGCGACACCGCCGACGACGACCAGCCACACCGAGCCCGCGCCGCCGCCTAGCCGGCAAACGAAGAGGCCGCCCCAAACGCCAGCCCGGGACGACCTCGAACGATCCCTCATCCAGAACGCACTGAACGAAAGGGACCGCGTTCCCATGATGTCAGAACCCGAATACCCCGCGCTCGACGACTTCGACCGCATCACCACCCAGGTCCGCATGGTGACCCCGCTGCAGACGCTGTTCGCGCAGGCGGAGGAAGAGTTGCTCGCCACCCGTCCGGAGGGCTTCACCCCGGAGGACATCGGCCGGCGCGCCTGGGAGCTGCTGCCGCAGGCCGAGAAGGAGCAGGCGTTCGCCGAGCTGCTCTACACGTACTGGGAAGCCACCACCGCCGACGAGGAGAAGTGGGCCGCCCACGAGGCCGGGGGTGCGCGATGAGCAACTACCCGGAGATCGCCGCCCGCTTCGCCCGCCACACCGTGACCGTCCTGCACGAGGACGGCCTGTACCGGCACCTCCGGTTCTCGGGCCCCGACAGCCACTACGTCTTCGAGCTCATCACCTGGCCGTACAACCTCGTCGTCAAGGCGGGCTGGACGTTCCACTTCGACATCGACGCCACCCCCGACATGTTCGACCTGTTCCGGAAGACCGCCTTCAGCGGTCAGATCAACCCGGGCTACTGGTCGGAGAAGGTCCGCGCCGGCCGCGACGAGGTCGAGGGCTTCAACCCGGACCTGTTCGAGCAGCAGGTCAAGCAGCACGTGGTCGAGGCGATCCGCAACGGTGACGCCCCGCGCGGCATCGGCGCCGAGGTATCCCGCGACATCTTCGAGTGGGGCGACATCTCCCACGAGGCCGGGGCTCGCAAGGAGCTGGTGGACTTCCGCTACGAGGGATGGTCCTTCGGCGAGACGTGGGAGTGGAACTTCTGCGACTTCACGCCGGGCTTCCTGCACTGCTGCTACGCGATCCGCTGCGGCATCGACCTGTGGGACGCGGCCCGCAAGGCGGTGGCGGCATGACGACCGACGCGAGCGTCTTGAGGGACCGGCAGCGCGAGGCCGAAGCCGCGGAGCTGTGGAACCGCCTGCACCCGGTCGGCACCCCCGTGGTCGCCTACCCGGGCATCCGCCCGGAGGACTCCTGGAGCCCCGAGAAGGTCAGCCGGATCGTCACCTCAACCCGCAGTAAGGCCACTGTCCTCGGCGGACACACCGCGGTCGTCTGGGTCCACGGACACGGCGCCTGCATCGCCCTCACCCACGTCGACGTCCGAACCCAGGCCACGCCCGGGGAGTCCGCCGAGATGCGGCACTGGGTCGAGCCCCTCCTCGACTACACCCGCCGGCCGCAGGCGGCCGCCTCGTGACCACCCTGCACCTGCCGCCGATGCCGGCCGACGCCGAGCCGGTGATAGTGCCCGGCCTGCTGTCCGGCCTCGGCATCACACCCCGCCGAGTGCCCGCCTGGATCACCGACCCGGACCTCATCGCCGACATCCTCGCCGGCCACGCCGACATCCCCGCCGACTTCGGAGGCGCCCAGTGACCGCCCTCAACGCCTACGACACCGCCCGGGTCCTGGCCGCACACGGCCTCAACTCGGACACCGCCACCACCGCCGACATGAACGCCGCCGCCGACCACGCCGGAGCCGACCGCCCCGCCGACAGCCACGACCGGCACACCGTTCGGATCGCCCTCGACGCCATCGGAGAAGCCCGATGACCATCACCAGCCCGGCACCCGCACCGGCCAGCACGGCCGCCGACTGGGAACTCGCCGAACGCGTCAGCCGCCACATGCAGGAACACTTCCCCGACACCACGGCCGCCGCCTCCTGGACCGTCGCCCGCGACGAACGCGACAACACCGCCGTCGTCGTCGCCGGCCCCGGAGACGACCCGACCATGCCGGGCAGCGCCTACGCCATCCACGCCTACCGCTGGCTGTGCTCCCTGCGCGACGCCGGCTTCACCGCCGAAGCCCGCACCGACATGGAGGTGTTCGGCCGCCCCGACGAGCAGGCCCCCGGAGGCCGGGCCCGCTGGCTGCACATCACCGCCTGGGACGAGAAGGCCATCGTCCCGGAGCGCAGCGTTCCCGAGATGGTCGCCGAGCTGTACCAGAAGATCGGGCTGCGGCCCCAGCACTACGTGGAACTCGACCCGACCGCACATCCGCCGGTGGAGACCGTGTTCGGGGGAGTCGTCCGTGCCGAAACTGCCTGCTTCACCTACCACCCCGACGGCGAGTGCGGCGGCATGACCGTGACCGTCTACCAGGACTGCACCGGGTACATGGTCGGCGCAGGCAAGGTGCCCGCCTGGCTGTGGGAGATCGGCGAAGCCCACCGCGAGCACGTCGGCTTCGTCGGCTCCTGGTGCTACCTCCGCGACATGGCCGGAGGCGGCCAGTGACCACCACCACCGCCCCGACGGACACCGAGATCGCAGATGTCCTCGACAAGGCCCGCGCCCACATCGTCCGGTACGGCTTCTACAAGAAGTACCTGTACAACGCCAACCAGGCCAGCAAGGGCATGCCGATCGCCGACTGTGAGGTCGACCTGGACGGTGCGATCTGCGTCGCCGTTCACGGCACCCCGCTGCACCTCGGCCGGGACCCGCTCACCCAGGCCGCAGTAGAAGCCGTGCTCGCTCGTATCGACGCGCCGTCGCTTGCCACCTGGTGCGACTACAAGGGCCACGGCAAGCACCAGGCCATCACCCTCCTCCGGGACACCGCGGACCGGCTGCGCAGGAGGGCATCGTGAACGGCCGGCACCGGCGGACCAAGACCGGAATGCGGCGGGAGATAGCCCAGCTGCGCACCGCCCTGCGCGCCGAGCAGACCAAGTCGGGACGCCTCGCCGACGACCTGGCCCTGTGCCAGCGGGACCGGCGAGTCGACGGCCGTGAGATCAAGCGACTCCAGGCGGCCCTCCGCGCATGGCAGTCGCAGTGGGAGAACGAGCACCCGATCCACGTCCCGGCCCCGCGCGACCTGCGTGCGGCCGACGACCGGCCCACCGTCCCCACCGACGTCAGCAGCATCCGCCCGATCCACCGGGTCATCCCGATCACCGAACGCCCGGACGCCGCCAACCCGGCAAACATCCCCGCCGCATGAACTCCCGGTCGCCCGGCCGCGGAGGTACGGGCGACCGGCGAACAAAGAAGCCCCGAGCGCGGCAGACGCCCGGGGATCCACCACCAGCATCCCACGGAGGGATCACCTTGTCCGTCACCACCCCTCTCACCCACACGTTCCAGACCGACATGGGCGACTTCACCGTCCCCGCGACCAGCCCCGTCCCCGGCCTGTTCGTCTACGAGATCCCCGCCGAGGTCGAGCCGCACAGCACCTACCGGTGGAGCGTCGGCCACCACTCGGGCCTGCTGATCGCCTCGGCCATGTACGAGGACGACGCCATCCGCGGCGCCCAAAAGATCGGCGCCCTCGCCGACTGGACCAAGTCGACCGACGAACTGCGCACCGAGCTGGACCCCGACGAGGTGTACGAGCAGATCGCCTGGGCGTCCTGCGAGATCCCCGCCCTCACCTGACCCACAGCCACCCAGCCGCCGCGTGAGCGTCCCCCCTGCGCTCCGCGGCACCCCGGGGCCGCCAGCCCCGCCCATCCCCCCGTCGGGGCTGGCGGCCCTCCCTTAGCACACCCTTCAGGAGCCTCACATGAGCCACAACAGCCCCAAGAGCGGCGCCCGTCCGCTCGTCTTCATCGACACGGAAACCACCGGCCTCGACCCGGACCTGCACGAGATCTGGGAGATCGCCGTCATCCGTCGCGACATCGACGGCATCGACTGGCAGAGCCACTACCAGATCCGCAAGACCGAACTCCACCTCACCACCGTGGCCGACGAGAAGGCCCTCGAGATCGGCCGCTACCACGAGCGAATGATCCTCCCCGACGACTGCTTCTACGCCCAGATCGACGGGGCCGGCAAGCCCTGCGCGATGAGCCACGAGACGCTCGTCTACTCCCTGACCCGTCTCCTCGACGGAGCCATGCTCGTCGGATCGAACCCGGCCTTCGACGCCGCGTTCCTCCGCAACCTCATGGACGCCGCACCCTGGCACTACCGCACCATCGACATCGCGACCATGGCCGTCGGCCACCTGTACGGGCAGGCCTACACGCTCACCAAGCAGAACTGCGACGCCGAGTACTACAACCGCGCCGACGCCCTCCTCGCAGACGGCTGGAAGTCCTACGAACTGTCCCGCCTGATGGGCATCGAACCGCCCAAGCCGAGCGTCGCGCACACCGCCCTCGGCGACGCCCGCTGGGCCCGCGACGTCTACGACGCCATCACCAAGGCCGACGCCTTCTACACCGCCACCGACGAACAGCTCGCCGAGCTGGCCGGCCAGGCCCTCTCCCGCTTCCACGGGGACGCGGCATGAGCGGGGCGCCGGTCGAGGTCGAGCCCGGCCTGTACGACATCCCAGCCGAGCAGTACCACGCCGACCCGATCCCCGGCGGCAGCCTGTCGTCGACCGGCGCCCGCACCCTCGTCAAGAAGTGCCCCGCCGTCTTCAAGTGGCAGCTCGACAACCCGCAGCCCCACAACAAGGCCCTCGAACTCGGCACCGCCGCCCACAAGCTGGTCCTCGACGACGGCCCCGAGCTGGTCCTCGTGGACGCCCCGCGGTGGGACACCGACAGCCTGAAGGCCGAAGTCGCGGCCATACGGGCAGCCGGCGGCATCCCGCTCAAGCGACACGAACTCGAGCAGGTCTGGGCCATGGCCAAGGCCCTCCGTGCCAACGAGGAAGCCGCCACCCTCCTGGAGCCCGGCTCCGGACTCGCCGAGATGTCCGCGTTCTGGGAGGACAACGGCGTCTGGCGGCGAGCCCGCTTCGACTGGCTCCGCAACGACGGCCAGATCGTCGACTACAAGACCGCCCGGTCCTGCCGTCGGGAGGACCTGGAGAAGGCGTTCAACGAACACGGCTACCACCAGCAGCAGGGCTGGTACGAGGACGGCGGCGTCGCACTCGACGTCTCCGATCCCGAACGGCCCATGCAGTTCGTGCTTCAGGAGAAGGACCCGCCCTACCTGGTGGTCGTCACGACCTGCGACCCGATGGCCCGCGGCATCGGCCGCCACCTCAACGAGGTCGCCCTCAACACCTACGCCATCTGCCGCGACAGCGGCGAATGGCCTGGCTACCTCCCGAACCCGATGATCTCGCTCCCTCCGTGGGTCGAGCGCCAGTACGCCTAGGAGCAGCCCGCATGTCCCAGCTTCCGCCGCCCACCCGAACCGCTCGCCCCGCTCAGCAGCAGGACGCCAACGGGCAGTTCGCGTTCCGGCCCGCCAGCAAGGCCGGCCGCAAGGCCCGCCTGTCCATCCAGGGCATGTCCGGCTCCGGCAAGACCTGGACCGGCCTGTCCATCGCCCACGGCCTCTCCGAGGGCAAGCGGTTCGCCGTCATCGACACCGAGAGCGGCGCCGCCAGCCTGTACGCCGGGATCGGCGGCATCCAGTTCGACGCCGTCTCCATCGACCGCTACGACCCGCGCGACCTCGTCCGCATCCTCGACTCCGCCGCCCAGGCCGGCTACCCCACCGTGTTCGTCGACAGCCTCTCCCACTTCTGGAAGGGCACCGACGGCACCCTCGACCAGGTCGAGAAGGCCAGCAGCCGGTACGGCGGCAACAAGTTCGCCGGCTGGAAGGACGGCACCCCGATCCAGAACGACATGGTCGCCGCGATCCTCGCCTACCCCGGCCACGTCGTCTGCTCGATGCGCTCCTACACCGAGTGGGTGCTGAACGGCGGCAAGCCCGAGCGGGTCGGGATGCGACCCGAGCAGCGCAAGGGCATCGAGTACGAGTTCGACGTCGCCGTGGCCATGGACCTGGAGAACACCCTCGAAGTCCTCAAGTCCCGGTGCCCGGACCTCCACCGCAAGGTCATCAAGCGCCCGGTCGGCGCCCGCGACATCGCCGCCCCGCTCCTCGCCTGGCTGAACACCAGCGCCGAGCCCACCGAGTAACCGCCTTCGGGGCTGCCGCGGCCCGAACCTGCGGCAGCCCCGCTACCCCAAGGAAACCATCATGACGAAGCGTCTGACTCTCGCCGAGCAGCTGGCCTCGGACGAGAAGAACCTCCTCCTCGAGGACATCGTCCGCACCGACGACTGGTCCCTGTTCCTCGTCCAGCAGGCCGTCCTCCATTTCGGTCTCGACCGTGACGAGTGGTCGTGCAACGACCTCCGCGACGTGCTGCCGGAGCTTGGGCAGGGCTTCCTCGGCGCCGCGATCAACTCCCTGCGGAACGCCGGGATCATCGAGCACACCGACCGCATGGTGCCGTCCACCCAGGTCAACACTCACGCGCACCGCATCGCCGTCTGGCGGCTCACCGAGAAGGGCCGCGGCATAGCCCTCGCCCGCCGCGCCGCCGCGGGCATCAAGGCCGGCATCGAGCAGAGGGACGCCGCGTGAGCCGCCGGATCGAACTCCCGCTGCGGGCCCTGGCCCTCGCCCTCCTCGCTGCCGGAGCGGTCGGCGGGGGAGCCTGCGCCGCCGTCGACCTCCTCATCCGCGGGAGGCGACCGTGATGGACCGCCTGATCCTCGCCGCGCCCGCCCTTATACCCGCCATCGGACTCCTCGCCGTCGGTATCTGGGCCGTCCTCCACAGCATCTTCGGCCACCGGCCCCGCAACCCCGCCGACGACGACCTCAGGACCTGCCGCCGCATCAACGCACTGCCCACCACCCAGCCCCGGAAGGAGAAGCCGTGACCACCGCCAAGCCGTTGCCGCCGCACGGCACCGACGCCCGCTACAAGGGCAACCGCACCGGCACCCGGCCTCCCTGCCGGTGCCCCCACTGCACCCGCGCCCACCGCCGCGCCGACCTGGAACGCGAGCTCCGCCGGCAGCGCGGCGAACGCAACCTCGTCCCCCGCGAGGAAGTCCTGCCCCACATCCAGATGCTCCGCGCCAGCGGCATGAGCCAGACCCTCATCGCCCGCCAGGCCGGCGTCTCCCAGGCCGTCATCAGCTACATCACCACCGGCCGCAACAAGACCGTCCAGACGGAGAAGGCCCGCCGCATCCTCTCCGTTCAGCCCCGCCGCTTCGACGGCAACGCCGAACGACCCGCGCTCGGCTCCATCCGCCGGGTGCGCGCCCTGTACAGCCTCGGGCACAGCCGTGCCGACATCTCCGCCCTTAGCGGTCTGAGCTTCGCCAGCATCAGCCTCCTCGCCGAAGGCCGCTGGAAGATCATCGACAACCAGAAGGCCGTTGCTCTCGCCACCGCCTACCGGCAGCTCGCCAACCGGCGCGGCACCAACTGGAAGAACGAGCGCCGGGCCGTCACCGAGGGCTGGCACGGCCCGCTCGCCTGGGACGACATCGACGATCCGAACGAGCAGCCCGACACCGAGGGCGTCGTCAGCCTCAAGCGGCACAAGGCCGTCATCGACCTCGAGCTGGTCGCCCGCCGCACCTCCCAGGGCCACACCGCCGAGCAGATCGCCGAAGAGATCGGCTGCCACAAGCGCAGCGTCGTCCGCGCCCGCCGCCGAGCCGAGATGGGAGTGGCCGCATGAGCACCCGCCCCCACGGCTACGCCCGCTACCGCCTCGACGGATGCCGCTGCTACACCTGCGGCTGGGCCCGCGCCCAGTACGACGACAACCGCCAGCGAGCCATCCAGCGCGGCACTTGGCAGCCCCACGTCGACGCCGAACCCGTCCGCGTCCACATCCGGCACCTGCAGGCCTGCGGCATGGGCCTCCGCGCCATCGCCACCGCAGCCGGCATCGACCGCAAGCGCCTCCAGGCCATCCTCAGCGGCCGCACCGAACGCGGCACCGGCCCGCAGGAGAAGGTCCGCCCCGACCACGCCGCCGCCGTCCTCGCGGTGGAGCCCACGCTGGAGAACCTCGCGCCGTCCACGCTGATCAACCCGGTCGGTACCCGGCGCCGCATCCAGGCCCTCGTCGCCATGGGCTGGCCGCAGCAGCACCTCGCCGAGCGGCTGGACATGACCCCGTCCAACTTCGGGGCGATGATCCGCCGCGACAACGTCCTCGTCCGCCGCGCGCTCGCCGTCCGCGCCCTCTATGACCAGCTGTGGCGAGCCAACCCGGCTCAGCACGGGGCCACGGCCGCTGGCATCACCCGGGCCCGCAAGCTTGCCGCCGCCAACGGCTGGCCCCCACCTGCCGCATGGGACGACGACACCATCGACGACCCGGCCGCAACGCCACACACCGGAGAAGCGAAGCCTCTGAACCGGGACGAGCGGGCAGCGGTCCGCCGCGAAGAGATCAAGCACCTGAGCAGCTTCGGTCTCTCCGAAGACGAAATCGCATCGCGCCTCGACATGGGCCTCAGCACCGTCCGCGGCGTCCTGCAGGCACTCCGGACCGGGCAGCGCGGCGACCGCACCGAGGCCGCCGCGTGACCGCCGTGCCGTGCCGGCCGCGCGACCGGACCTAACAGCACCACACCAGCCACCGCACACGACAAAGGCCCCGCAACCGCGGGGCCCGGAGGAGAGGAGGGGAGATGCGATCAGTCGGAGTCCGCGGCCTTGTCGACCAGGACGCGCTGCTCGCCGAGAGCCTCGAGGGCGCGCTCGTAGAAGTCCATGCCGACGATGACGGCGACGCGCTTCCCGCGGCTGGTCATGACGGTCGTCTCGTCGTAGTAGCGGGCGCGTTCGATCGCGTCGGCGAGCGAGTTGCGCACGTCGGCGATCTTCTCCTGGTGCTCCTTCTTGGGCGCGGTCATGTCGGCAGTGTACCTCACGATCATGATGTACATGAGCGCGTTGAGCGCTATGATGTACATGAACGCTCGAACCTCCGGACCAAATCGGTCCGCCCGATTCGTCACGCGCAGTCAAAAACACGCTTCCAAATTGAGGGACAAATGGCCGTCTCCAAACGCCTCCGCTACGAAATCCTCCGCAGGGACAACCACACCTGCAGGTACTGCGGAGCATCCGCCCCCGACGTCCCGCTGCGCGTCGACCACGTCACCCCGGTGGCGCTCGGTGGCACCGACGAGCCGGGCAACCTCGTCACTAGCTGCGAGCCCTGCAACAGCGGCAAGAGCAGCGCTAGCCCCGACGCTCACCACGTCGCCGAGGTTGCCGACGACGCCCTCCGATGGGCCGCCGCGATGAAGCAGGCCGCTGACGATCTGCGCGAGCAGCAGGCGCCGAAGCTCGCCTATCGGGAGACCTTCAGGCAGTCCTGGAGCAGTTGGACCCGGGAAGACGGATGGAAGACCGTGCACGTCGACCTTCCCGAAGGCTGGAAGGGCAGCCTCGACGCCTTCTACCAGGCCGGCCTGCCCCAAGAGGTCTGGCCCGACATCATCGAGAAGGCCATGACCAACCCGACGGTCAGGGCCGACAACACCTTCCGCTACGCCTGCGGCATCGCCTGGCGCATGGTCCGCGAACTTCAGGAGCGGGCGCGCGCGATCGTTGGCGCCGCTGCTGCGCCGGCCAAGACGGCTGACGGTGCTCTCAGCCCGATCGGGCAAGCCGCAGTTGACCGGTGGGTCCATAACTGGACGTCCGATCTCGACGAGGCGCCTTCGGATGAGGAGCGCGCCGAGTTCACCCAGAGCCTCATTCAGCTTGAGGCGAGCAGCGAGTGGGTGGACCCCAAGCAGCTCATTGCCGCGGCCGTCTTCGGCGGCTCCGAAGGGCTCTCGACCATCCAGGACGCGATGGCTGCCGCTACCGATCAGGGGCGTGCCGACCTCGTCATCGAGTGGTGCGACGCGTGGACCGATCTCGACGGGGCGGCTACGTACACCGAGCCGCCTGACGCGTTCCTCCTCAGCGTCGTTCAGAACCAGGTCGACGAGCTGGCAGACGGCGGCGTGTCGTTGGATCGCATCAGGCGCGCCGCGCTTCTGGCCGGCTACCACCACTCGTCAGAGCTTCACCACGGCTTGAGGGCAAGCGAGATCGAGGAGACGGGAGTCGACGCCTTCCGGCAGCGATCTGTCGACCTCTGGTCGCGCAGCTTCCGTGCGGGCGCCAACCGATGGCCTGAGCCCGACGAGCGAAGCGCATTCCTGGGCCACTACAACCGCGTGGCCGCAGACGGCAACTTCTACCTCAACGACATCCTTACTGCCGCCGGCGCAGCGGGTGCTTACCAGGACACAGACTTCACAACCTGCCTTCCGCGACACCTCTCCGTTCTGGAGATCGCTGCACAGCCCCTGGGTGGTGTCGCCTGATGACCCGCATCGTCAGCCCAGGGGAGATCTGATGCCCTGGTTCAAGATCGACGACAAGGCGCACTCACACCCGAAACTGATCAAGGCCGGGAACGCCGCCCTCGGCTTGTGGCTGCGCTGCGGCTCCTACGCCGCCCAGCACCTGACCGACGGCATCGTCCCCGGCGTCGTAGCCGAGCTGTACGGCACCAAGCCCCAGGCGGCCAAGCTCGTCAAGGCCGGCCTCTGGCACGAGCACGGCCACGACTGCCCCGCCGGATGCCCCGACCCGGCCCCCGGCGACTACGCCTTCCATGACTTCCTCGACGACGGCCGCAACACCTCTCGCGCCCGCGCCGAGGCGGACCGAAAGAAGGCCCGCGACCGCCAGTCGAAGCACCGCGAGGGAACCCGCGGAGCCCAGAACGGCGAGCAAAACGAGGAAGAAACGAAGGACTTTACCTTCGATTCGTCCTCGAAAAAAAGTGAAAGTGCTTCGGAAAAATCCGAGTTCTCAGACTCCATCGCAGGTCAGCAGGGGTCGTCACGGCGTGACACTTCCGTCACGGGTATCCATGCCGGTGCCGCTCCTTACCCCAGTACTTCCTACGGAAGTACTGGTGCTGCAGGCGAGCAGCGATCGGCCGGCCTCCCCGACCCTCTTGCCGAGCTGAAGCGCGGCATCGCCAACGCCGGTCTCTCAGGCGTCGCCTGGGACCTCCGCGAGTCCGGCTGGGAGTACACCCGCCAAGCCATCGACCGCGTCGGTGTCGCCGCGATGGTCGCTCACGCCGTTAGCTCCGCCCGCCTCAAAGGCATGCCCGCCGGCGCCTCCGCCTGGGTGCAGGGCTGGCGAACCCTCGAGGCCCCCGAGCCGCAGGACGGCGTCTCGTACCTCCCCGCCGCTGTCGGCGGAGGTATCGCCCCTGCCAGCCGCCAGCAGCAAGAGACCAACGACCTGTTCGACCGCGCCATGCAGCGCGCCAAGTCCCGCATGCAGGAGGACCAGTGACCCCCGACGAAACCGTGGTGCTCGCCCGCTACGTGCGGGCCTTGTGCCCCGGCCAGAAGTTCGACGAGTACACCCCCGACGCCTGGCACGACGTCCTCGCGGACTTCGCCCTCACCGACGCCCGTGCAGCCGCCGCTGCGGTGGCTCGCCGGCAGCCGTTCGTCAGCCCCGCCGAGATCATCGACGAGATCCGCAAGATCCGCGACGCGAGGGCCGACGGCTACCAGGGGCCCGGCCTGTCGGCTGAGATCCCGGACGCCGACCCCGACGACGTCCAGGCCTACCTGTCGGCACTTCGCGGCCTGCGCACCCGGGCCGGAGACGGCCTGGAGATGAAGAAGCGCCCCATCGCCCAACTGCTGGCCGGTGTCGGCCGCGAAGTCCCCGGCGAAGTAGCCGCGGTGAAGCGGCCCGGCCCGCTCGGCGTCGAGTGCCCGAACTGCGGCGCCGCGATAGGTCGGCCGTGCCGGACGCCCGGCGGCAAGGAACGCCCCGCGCACTCGGCTCGCCAGAACGGCGGCGCCACCGACGAGCAGGCCGAGGTCGAACGCCGCAGGGCGGCTTCCGCCCGGCATCTCGCCCGCGTGCAGGACGAGGAGGCCGCGTCGTGACCGCCGACTGGGAGCCCGAGCTCGAAGACATCAAGGCCATGCGCGCCGAGAACGGCGGCAGCGACCTGCGGGCGTTCATGCGGCAGCAGATCGCGGCCGGCAAGCAGCGACGCGAGGCCAAGCCGAAGCCTGTCGTGCCGAAGCCGCCCGGTCACCGGCCCGGCGCCTGGCCGACCGGCTCCAGCCCGCCCGGCGCACCACCCGAGTGGCAGATCCCCGCCGACGTCTGGCGGCGAGCCACCCGCCACCACAGCAACGAGATCAACCGACCCGGCCAGCCCTGCGACTGCGGCGACTGCCCGCCCGAGGAGACCCGATGAACCGTCCGCCCGCCGCCCCGATGCCGATCGAGGTCCGCAACCTGATGCGTGCCCGCCAGCACCCCGCCCGCGCCGTGGACTGCCCCCACTGCGGCGCCCACGACCGCGGCCCCTGCAAGACGATCTCCGGCCGCCGGCTCCTCACCACGCCGCACCCGGCCCGGGTGTCCGCCTGGGCCGAGGCGTCCGCCTGCTGCCCGCAGTGCCAGGTCACCCGCGGCGTGCCCTGCCACGAGGACGGTCGCGCCCGCTCGACGGTCCACGCACGCCGCTATCAGGAAGCCGAGGCCACCGCCGCATGAGCGCCTGGCACAAGGCCCGCGAGACCTGGACGACCGCCGACGACTACGACATCGAGCTCGTCGTCCACGATCGGCTCCCCGACTGGGGTCTCACCCGCCTCGGCCGGCGCATCGCTGCCCGGCAGCTCACCGAACGCAACGCGTCGGTCGACGAGATCTCCGAACTGATCGGCGTCGACCGCCGCACCGTCTACCGCTGGCGCGCCGAAGACCGACGCGCCGCCTGAGCCGCCCCCGTCACCACCACCCGGCACACCCACAACGGAGACCCACGTGAACCAGACCGCCACCGCCGAGCAGCTACAGCCCCTCGCCCCACTCGCCCGCGTCATCGCCGACACCGTTCAGGCAACCCCGATCCGCCTCGGCACCCCGGACGGCGCCGTCGACCTCATCCAGCAGCTGATCATCCGTGTCGCCGCCTACATGGGCAGCGAACTCCCCACCACCCCCGGCGTCGCCCGCCACATGGTCGAGGTCGACGGCGAACGCCAGCGACAGCTCGCCAAGTGGGGCGAGCAGCACCACCCCGACGGCACCGGCATCACCGACGCTCAGCGCACGCTCGCCGATCAGGCCCGTGCCGCCTGCCAGCAGGCCTTCGCCGAAGGGCGCGGCAGCTGGGCGCACATCCTCATGGAGGAAGTCCGGGAGGCCTACGCCGAAGCCGACCCGGCCACCCTGCGCACCGAGCTGGTGCAGTGCGCGGCCGTCATCCAGGCCTGGATCCACGACCTCGACAACCGCGCCTGACCTGTCTCAGGCCACCACCCGAAAGGACCCCCGCACCATGACCCAGCAGCCCCTCGACCTCGACCAGATCGAAGCCGACCGCGCCACCCTCAAGGCCGCCCCGCAGAACAGCGACGACTGGGACGACAAGACGTGGGCCGCCTGGTGGCGGACCGCCGAACGCGTCCACGGAGACGCCGCCGTGTCTTCCGCCCGGTCGTGACCACCCCGCAAGCAAGGCAGCCCGGGCGTGAGGAAAGCACGCCCGGGCCGGCCCCAGCCTCCCACACCACGACCGAAAGGACCGACGTGACCCTGCTCCGTCGCGCCACCCTCGCAGGACTCGCCTACGCCGCCGAGTTCGTCGACCGATTCGGCTGGCACCCCTGCGGACCCGGCAGCCACCTCGACCTGTGGTCCCACCTCAACGTCGCCGCCGGGAAAGCCGCGCTGGAGTACGGCGAGCACGCCGACGACGTCAACGGCCTCATGGGCTACCTCCTCGCCCAGCACCTGGAAACCAACTGCTTCCACGACTGGGAGGCAGAACCCGGTCGAACCGCCGACGAGGTCCGCGCAGTGCTCATTGCCGCGGCCGGGCACACCGACCGCCTGCCGCACGCCGCCTGACCGCCCGCCCGCACCAGCCACCAGCCCTGGAGAACACCATGACCGACCGCACCGAGACCGCCCCGGAGAAGACCGTCCGCGAGCACGTGACGACGCTGCACCTGATCGGCGAACAGCTCGCCCAGGTTGAGCACTGGATGTGGCAGCACCTGGCCGACGTCCGCGAAGCCGCCGCTCCTGCCGGCCCGGCGCCCGCCACCGACCGGGCGGCCGTCCTGCTGGAAGCCGCCGACGAGTTGGACCGGTACGTCGGCGAGCAGTCCAGTGATGCCGCCCCCGAGGTCTACGGAGCGCGCATGGTCATGCGAGAACTGCGTCGTCTGGCTGGCGAGGCGCAGCAGGACGAGCGCTGCACTCGCTGCACCCACCCGAAGCGCGACCACGACGGCCGCGCCGACCACCGCGCCAAGTACTCGCCCCTGGTCGCCGGGGAGCCGTGGTGCCACGCCTGCAACGCCGAGTGCGACTACGCCCGCGAGGCGCGGCAGGACCCGACACAGCGCAGGCCGGACATCCTGTCGCCGTTCAACGCGGACGCCGGGCCCGACGAAGGACGGCAGCCAGACGCCGCCGTGGCGCGGCCCGGCCAGCCCGAGACGGAGACGGAGGCGGTCGTCGTCCATGCCCGTCCCGAGCCGGGCGACAACGGCATCAGCCGCTGCTGCGGGCGCCCGCCCCACGAGTTCGTCGGCGAGCGCCTCACTCGGGACCCCGAGAAGGTCACCTGCCGAGGGGATTGACCGCAGTGTCGCCGGGGCCGCGTACCCCAGCGCGGCCCCACAGAAGCCGTCAGCGCCCGCCTGACGGCCTCACAGCCCCTCCGGCACCCCCACCGGCGTCTGAGGGCGCCACAGGGCCCCACAGAGGCGTACAGAGCCCCGAACCGCGAAGGACCCGCCATGACCCGCCCAACCACCCGCGCCCCCAAGCCCAACCAGCACGAGCGCGCCCAGCGCCAGGGCGCCATCGACGTCCTGCTGCAGCGCGCCCTCCGCGGGAAGCTCACCATCCCCGAAGCCGCCGTCCTCGCCGACTACGTGCGGGCCGAACGCCGCCTCGCCGACCAGACCCGGCTCTCCCTCGGCCACACCACCCGAACGCTGAACCTCCACCGGGCCGCTGCCGACGCCGAGATACAGCGGCTCGAAGCACGCATCGCCGAACTCACCAGCCAGCAGCAGGAAGCCGCATGACCGCCGACCAGCTCACCCTCGGCGACTGCGACCCCATGTGGTCCGACTGGGACCAGCTCTGCCAGCGCGGCGCCGAGGAGCTCGCCGACCCCGTCGACCCGCGCTGGCGCGACCTCCGCCACCAAGGCCTCACCGCCCGTCAGTACCACCGCATCGTCGACGTGCCCGTCGTCGGCGACTACCTGTAAGCCCCGCACCAAGGAGCACCGTGATGGACGCCTGCCTGATCTGCCGCCGCGACCTCCGCGACTACGAGACCGGCCGGTACTCGTGCCTCATCTGCCAAGACCGCGGGATAGCCATGCTCCGCGCAATGCCCGGCCTGTACGAGCAGCTCGGCGACCTCCTGCAGCCCGGCTCCGGACAGGGCGGAGGACGCGTCTCCGGCAGCAAGACGGCGCCCCTGCCCTGCTCCACCGAAATCCTCAACCTGCGCTCCCGCGGCGGCCTCGTCACCATCCTCGCCAGCTGGGAAGACGCCATCCGCGACGAACTCGGCTACACCGCCGCCACCTTCCGCGGCAACTACCAGCAGACCCTGGCCGGTGTCGTCGCGTTCCTCGCCGGCAACGCGCCCTGGATCTACGCCTCGTTCGCGGCCGTCGACGAGATGCACGAAGAATTGCGGCGCTACCACGGGCAGGCCAGGGCGCTCGCCGAAGGGGAACGCGGGCCGCGGCAGTTCGGCGTCGTCTGCGCATGCGGAGCCGTCCTCAGCATCAGCCTGGAGACACCCGGCAAGCAGTGCCGAAGCTGCGGGGAGCAGTACGGGCTGCAGGAACTCCGGCGGCTGCCGCTCGCTGCCCGATCTGCGGCATGATGCCCACCCGCAACCCGAGGGGGGACCAATGGCAACGGAGCGGGAACGTGCAGCCTTCATCGGCTACCTCGTCTTCGCGATACCTCTCGTAGCCATCGGCTTCTGGATCGCCAACACCGGGCCCACCACCGACCCGCCGGACTACACAACGCCCAGCGAGCCAGCCGTCACCTGGACGCCAGAGCCCCCGGTGAGCATTCCTGACAGTCCATCCTCTGCCCAGCAGGACTGCGGAGACGGCACCGATGGCACGTGGGCCGAATGCTGGCAGCGGGCGCACGACCGGGCCGTCGCACGGCTACGGACGGCCTGGCCCACCCCATCGACTCCGGTAACCGTGCCATCGCTCGCCCCGCCCGCCCTCACCGTCTGCGCAGACGGCAGTATCAGCCACTCCACAGGCAGCGGCACCTGCTCCTGGCACGGCGGCATCGGCTGAACGACGAAGGCGCCCACCCAGCCCGGGTGGGCGCCTTCACGCATGTCCGGCTACGGCACCCATCGGCCCGTGCACGCCAGGCAGATCATCGATGTACTCCAAGCGCCGTGTGCCGCCTCCCACCGGGCCACCCGCTGCTGCATCACCGCACCCCACACCAGCCCGCCGGCCGCGGCGAGCAACCCGAGCAGGACGCTGCTCGTCGCCATCAACGCGATCCCGACCGCGATCACACCCAGCACCAGCACATACTGCGCCTCCACCGCTGCGGGTGGCGCGTACCGGCCCTTCAACGGCGAATCCGACGGCAGCGACTCCCAGTAGTGCGGAAGGTGCTCAACGTTCGACGAACCGCACTTCGCGCTCGGGCACTTCACTACAACCCCCCACAGGTCAGACAGTTGAAGCCCGCAGCATCTGCGGAACGTCCGACTCCATCAAGGGCGCACACGGCGAAGCCCCGTCCGTGCACGACGGACGGGGCGGGAGTGGCTGTTGATCAGGCAGTGGGGCGCATCTCTGTCAGCTGGTACAGCTCCGGCAGCTCGGGCATCGGCACTCGCAGCGCCTGCCCGAGCATCGCGCGGGCCACGATCTCCCACTCCGCCTCCGGGCGGCCGGCCGGGCGAACGAACAGCAGGCTGCCGTCGCCGCGGACGTAGGCGCCGCCGGTGAAGCGGGGGCCAGCCTTCAGAACGCTGACGTCGATGGCGAACTCGGCGAGGAGCTGGGGGAGCGGGGTATCGAGCAGGTGATCTGTCGACAAAGCGGTCGGCGTTAAACGGGCAGGGGCTGCTACCGTCATGGAGAACTCCATCCTTCGCAGGGTTGGGTTGTTGATCGGCGAGTCGCCACTCGCCGGTCGAACTGGCCGGGCGGTCGCCACCGCTCGGCCGTTCGCGTTTCAGTGCGGCAGTACCTCGTCGAGGTACTCCTGCACCGGTTCGAACAGGCCGTAGGGCACCAGCTTCGGGATCTCGTCGTGGGCGACCCAGGCGACCAGGTCGAGTTCGTCGGCGTCCGCGACGCGTGCCTCTCCCGAGATCACCTCGCAGGCCGTGTAAGCCATGAACTTCTTCGTCTTCGGGTGCACGCGGTCGCCGATGTACCTGACCGCCTTCACGACGAGGCCGGTCTCCTCGAGCGTCTCCCGCACGGCTGCCTGCTCCGCCGTCTCTCCCTCTTCGACACCTCCAGCCGGGAACTGCCAGCTGAGTTCGCCCTCCTTCACGCGGCGGCGAACCATCAAGACACGGCCGCCGTCGGTGATGATCGCGGCGCTGACGTCGGGCGTGGTCGTCGTCTCGGTGGTCATACCGTTGCCTCCAGGGCATTGAGGATCGGCGGATAGATGCGGTCGGTGGGGATGTACCGGTCGAGCTCGCTTATCGGAGCCCAGGCCACGGCGACGTTCTCGGAGGAATCCCCGTTGACCGCCTCGCCGTGCACGTAATCGCAGATGAAGTAATCGCACATTGCGCGCGTCCTGGGATGGAGCCGTTCACCCAAATGCTCGCGGACCATGCAGTGAACCCCGGTCTCGTCCAGGGTCTCCCGTACCGCGACCTTCGACGCCAGACCGCCCGGCTTCACGATGCCGGCTGGGAACTGCCAGGCGATATCGTCGCCGTCCTGCCTGCACACGAGCAGCACGTCACCGCCGCGGCGGACCACGGCAATCGCCACGCGCAAGGCCTGGACCTCCGGCTGCGGCGCCGCTGTCCGCGACAAATGGATGAACCGCCGGCGCACCGCATCACCTGCCCTTTCAAAGGCTGTTTCCAGGATCCGCTGCGTTTCCGGCTGGGGGATCATTGCGGGGTTCGCGCGCCATGCTGCGACGCTGCGAACCGAGACCCCGAGCTTTGCCGCGAACGCTTCCTGGGTCATCTCGAATGCGTCCTGGAGCCAGGCGGCTTTCTGCCCGGTCCACTGTTGTCCGTCCACTATCGGCTCCTCGGCCGCCTTTGTGGGCCCTGCTGTAGCGGGTCTGCATGGTGCTGCACATCCCGCTGCAGATCACTGCATGGTGCTGCATGAGATGTTCATGGTCTGGGCGCGCTCGCGCGCGAAGACTCGGATGCATGCTGAAGCCACTGCTATCTGCCTCGCGCGATGGCCTCTGCGCGAGAGCCGCTGAAGCCGAGCATGCGGCCGACCTCAGCCCAGGTGCGTCCCTCGTACAGCGACCAGACCACGTCCCGCTGGATGTCCAGCAGGGCGCGGTCTGCGTCGGCGAGTTCGGTGCGCAGATCGCGCGCCTTCTGGAAGCGCTCGACCGGGTCGGCGATGGCCGTCACGGCGACGGTGGCGGTCTCAAGGGCATCGGTGAGCGTATCGGTCATGCGGCCAGAGTAGGGACCGATTCCACCCGCTTCAACCCCGTGTTGATGATCGGGTCTGATGGGTTTCAGTCTTCTGGGCGAAGGGAGTTGACAGCCCGTCGGGCACTCTTCAATATGGGTGTTGAAGCCGACGGCGCTCCACCGCCCGAAGCCTCAGCAGCCGCTCCACCGGCCGCACAAATGAAGACGGGCCGGACTCTGCGACTCCACTCGCAGGCCGGCCCTGACCACCAGGTTCTGTAGAGGAGACCCTGTGGCTACCACGATCGTACAGTCGCCCCCGTGCGACGCTGACCAGGGCATGACCCTGGCCGACCGCCTCGCCCACGAGGCCGGCAGCTACGTCCGCGTCAGCCCGGATGTGCAGCGCGCCCTCACCCGCTACGGCATCTGCCTGGCCCGGGTCGCCGACCTGACCATGCGGGACCGGCTGACGGCCGCCGAGTTCGACGGCCTCGCCGACGCGCAGAAGGAGCTCGACCGGCTGCACGAGCAGCTGGAGCAGGCCGGGCAGCTCCACCTGGTGGTGGCGTCGTGAGCCGCCGCATCCTCGCCGAGTTCCCGGCCGGTGGGCCGCGCGGCTCCTGGCCGGCGGAAGAGAAGGCAGCAGAGCTGACCGCACAGGGCCAGCCCGCCACCGTCCGCCAGGACATCACCCGCGACGTGTTCATAGTGGTTCCGGAGCGTGAGTCGTGACCGCCGACCTGGAGCGTCTCACCGCCGCGCAGACGAAGGCCTACGAACTGGTCGCCGCGATCGCTGAGGCCCCGGAGCCGGGTCGGCACCTGCGGGTGGCGATCACGGACCCCGAGACCGAGCAGCGGCTCGCGACCTGCTTCGTCAACTACGAGACCGCCCGATCCCTGCGGCTGGTTACGTCGTGACCGCCGAAGAGCACGCGGAGCTGTCCCGGAAGCTCGCCGAACTCAACCGGCAGAGCTCCAACCGGCCCAAGTAGGGCCCCACCGACCGCCGCGCTGACGGCATCCATCCATCCCCCGCCACCACCGTCAGCGCGGCCTCCCACCCCATCCCAGCCCCACCTGACCAGTGAGGAAGACCAGCCATGCCCCCGTTCCTGTTCGACGGCGACCTCGCCGTCACCAAGCTCGGTTCCCGCCGCCGCGCTTCGATCACCGTGGCCGCTGCGACCGACGACTACGCCGCCCAGCTGATCTCCGAGTACCTGACCGCCATGAAGGCCGGCCGCCACGAGGAGATGCTGCTGATCCGCGACCAGGCCTCCGCGATCCACGGCCTCGTCGACGAGCTCGACGGCTTCGACTACCCCGCCGCCGCCTGACCCACTCACCCACTCCCATCTCCGAGAGGACATTCCGATGCTGAAGACCATCCGCCGCCGCCACCGTCTGGGGCTCGCCGCCGCGAACCGCGAGTGGATGAACGAGCGCCTGGACAACGTCGCCAGGCTCGTCGAGCAGATCCGCGAGCTCCCGGCGGGCGTGTCGGCGAAGGAACTGGCCGGCCAGCTGCTCACCGAGGCCGAAGAGGTGGCCGTCCGCGCGACCTACGTCGACGAACTGACCGCGAAGGCCGCCTGACCCACCGGCCCCGGACCAGCCGCGAGGTGCCGGATCGAATCCGGCCCGGGGCGCCAACCGCCACCCACCATCCGTCCCGACCCCAGTGAGGTCGTCATGCCCCGTTTCATCCTCTGGGCGCTCCTCGCCCTCTACCTGCTCGTTGTCGGCCTGTTCCCGGCCGCAGCCGCTCCGGTCGTTCTGGCCGCCGCGGGTGCCGGGATCGTCCTGGCGAAGCTCCCGCTGCTCGCCGTGGCCGGCGCCGTTGCCCTGTACCTCCGCCGTCCCGCCCGACCCGCTACCGCCTGAAGGGACTGATCACCCGTGACCGCCATGCCCATCGAGAAGGTCAACGGCCACACCGTTGCCTCCCATGCTGAGCCGCGTATCGATCCGCGTGCCGCAGCCGAGGTGGAGGCGATCCGGGCTCGCACCGCCGCCGAGACCAAGGCTCTCCTGACCGAAGCCGAGGGGAACAAGGCCCTGGCGCTCGAGCAGGCGAACCAGCTGCGACTGGAGAACGAGAAGCAGCAGCTCGCCAACGAGCGGGCCGCGCTCCGGTTCGAGCGCGAGAAGGCTGAGCAGCTCGCCAAGATCGCTGAGGCGAACACGAAGCAGGAAGCCGCGGAGCGCGCCGCTCGTGCCGCCCGCGAAGCCGACGACGCCCAGCGCGCCGAAGAGCAGAAGCAGGCCGCCGAGGTCGCCCAGGCGGACGACCGGTGGCGCCGGTACGCGCTCACCTTCTACGTGGTGTGCGCGATCGTGGCCCTGCCAGTGCAGGTTGCCGCGTTTTGGAGCCCGCGCGCCCCGTGGTTGATCGCCGCCCCGCTGATGCTCGAAGGCGGCGCCTGGGTCGTCCTCAAGGGCGCCGCCGCGGCGGTCGCCAACCATCGGCCGCACTGGCACTACAGGCTCATCGCCTGGCTGCTCGCCGCGATCGCCGCCTGCATCAACCTGTGGCACGGCCTCAACGCGTTCGACCCGGCGACCGCCATCGGCACCGCATTCGCCTCCATCGCCGGACCTGGCGTGTGGGACCTCCACGAGCACGGCCGCATCCGGAAGCGGGACGGCGTCCTCACCCGCAAGGAGCGCCGCGCGCAGCGGAAGGCCGAACAGGCTGAGGCCGCGCGGAAGGCCGCTGAGGAGAAGCGGCGTGCCGCCGAGAAGGAGGCCGCCGACAAGGCCGCGGCGGAGGCGCGGAAGCAGCTGGACGAGGCGCGGGCGAAGGCCTTCCCGAAGGTGTGGGAGCACGCCCTGAAGATCGCTGCCGCGCTCGGCGAGACGACCGTCACTGAGTCCGTGTGGAAGCGCGCGCACCGCGACGTCGAGGGCGCCGACCCGTCCGAGTCCGCGGAGATTATCCGACTGCGCAACGCCGCCGAAGCGAGGGTCGAAGCGGCCCGCCAACAGCGCCCCGTCAGCACCGTCAGCAAGACCACGAACGCGCAGCGTGCATCGCAAGTGCCCGGGTCGAAGAAGCCCCGCGTCTACAACCCGCCCGCGCGCCGCGGCACCCGCACCAAGGGCGATGTGAAGTACACGCCCGCAGCCCGTCGCCAGGCCTCCATCACCGCCCGCCAGACCGCCGCCCAGAAGGACCAGACGTGAGCATCGAGACGACCCCCAGCAGCAGCAACGACCCCGAGTGGGAGCGGCTCGTCGCCGGCTACCTCAACGAGCCGGTCAAGGAGCCCGCCATGCAGTCCGCCGGCGGCTCCGTCGTGAAGCCGTCGCTGCCCGCCGACCCGATGGGCGACACCCCGCTCACCCCCGCCTGGACGAAGACCCGCGCCGGCTGGAAGAGCCGCACCCAGCTCGGCCGCGTCAACACCGTCCGCGGCTTCCGCAAGTGGCTGCGCCGTCAGACCACCCGGCACGGGCAGCCCGCGCAGATCTACCGAGGCACCGCCCGCGTCATCGTCTGGGTCCGCGGCGTCGAAGGCGTCGAAGTCGCCAAGGCCAAGCACGAAGCGCGCCGCGCCCACCAGGAATACCGGCAGGCGCAGTGGGCCAACGGCAAGCGGCTCATGCCCGGCAGCGCCAAGGACAAGCTGTCCAAGGAGATGGATAAGGCCGCCGACGAGTCCGAGCGGGCCATGAGCAAGTACCGCAAGGCCCGCAAGGACGCCCGCACCCTGCAGTCCCTGCGCGCCGCCGCGGCCCTCACCCCGCTCGCCGCCGTCGAAGGCGCCGGCCTGTACCTGGGCGGTGGCCCCGGTGGCATCCTTGCCGCCGGCCTCACCCTCACCGGGCTCGCCCTCATCGGTCGCCGCACCAGCACGGGCGAACTGTGGTCGGACCGCGACGCGAAGATCGGCGACGGCGACCGGATGACCGAGACCATGCTGAACCGGGTCTACCAGGACGCCAAGGTCATCGGATCCGACGACGTGCTGAAGCTGGTCACCCCGTGCACGCTCACCGCCGACGGGCAGGCCTGGCAGGTCGTGTTCGCTCTGCCGTCTGGGATCCCCGCGAAGAAGGCGCTCGGTGCACGTGACGGCCTCGCCAACGGCTTCGGTGTGTCCGCACAGCAGATCCACCAGACCCGAGGCGACCGCGAAGACCGCATACACCTCCGCGTCTCCCTGAAGCTGCCGTTCTCCGCCAAGCCCGGCAAGGGACCCCTCCTCGAAGCCGAGCGGGTCAACCTGTGGCAGCCCATCCCCATGGGCATCAACCTGCGCGGCGAGCCGGTATCCACGTCGTGGGTGGAGCGGTCCGGCCTGTTCGGCGGTGAGCCGGGAGCCGGGAAGTCCGCCGCGGCCAACGGTCTGCTCCTCGCCGCCGCCCTCGACCCGACCGTCCGCATGTACCTCGCCGACGGCAAGGCCGGCGCGGACATCACCCCGTTCGAGCCGATCGCCACCATGTACGACACCGACGGCGATCCGGCCCGGCTCCTCGAAATCCTCGAGCACATCTGGGACGTGGAGATCAAGGAGCGTCGGGCGCTCGCCAAGGAGCACGGCTCCCGGAAGTTGACCGAGGCCATGGCCGCCGCGGACCCGCGGGTTTGCCAGGCCGTCCTGCTGGTCGACGAGTGGTCGTCCTACGGTGCCGCCGCCGACCAGAAGACCCGGCAGGAGATGGAGCGGCTGCTCCGGCTGATCGTGCAGCAGGGCCGTGCGCTCGGCATCATCACACTGGCCGCCACCCAGAAGCCAGACAGCGACTCCGTGCCGACCGGCATCCGCGACATCCTGTCCATCCGCTGGGCGATGCGCTGCCTCACCCCGCAGGCCTCCGACACGATCCTCGGCCAGGGGTACGCCTCCGCTGGGCACAACGCGCAGGACATCCTGAAGTCGCAGCGCGGGGTGGGCATCTACATGGACGGTGAGGGCGCCGAGCCCGAGCTGGCCCGCGGCCACTACTACGACGACGACGAGGTAGAGGCGATCCTGCGTCGGGCCTACGCGCTGCGGCAGGAAGCCGGCACGCTGCCCGTCGTCGCCGAGCCAGAGGTGACGATCCTCGACCACCTCATCAAGGCTGCGTCCGCGACCGGCCGGGGCAACGTGACCCGCGCGGAGGTCTTCGCCTACCTCGCTGGCGTCGATGAGGAGTTCGTCCAGGCCGACGACGAGAGCGACGCGCGCTACGCCTCCCGGGCCGGGACCGCCCTGAAGGACCGGCTCGCCGAACTCGAGGTCGACGTGCCGGCGGTGCAGTTCCCGCACGACGGCAAGCGCGTGTGGGGCTGGACCCTGGACGCGCTCCAGAACGCCCGGTAAATCCCATTCGCCCCTATGTGTCTGCACCGTTATGACCGTGTATGGCCATATGTGACCCCTGTGCGGAGTCGCCTCCACCCTGTGCACGCCGCACAGGGCGACAGGCCCTCGCACAGGGGCCCGCACACCCCCCGACCTGCAACTTCACCGCCCCGCACAGCCCGCGCACACCCCACCGACCGGAGATCCCGATGACCACCGAGACCAACCCCACCCATGCCGCCATGACCGACCAGGAGGCCGCCGCCAAAGCCCGGCGGATCATCGCGGACTTCGCCACCAGCTACCGTGACGACTCGCTGCCCAGCGTCCCCACCATCGGCGACGCCCCACCCGTGCTCCAGCCCGACAAGCGGATCGTGCCCGCGTGGGCCGCCGGGATCGCAGTCGCCTCCATCGGCGTCGGAGCCGGCACCACCGGCATCGGCTGCGCCGCCTGGCTCATCCTCAAAGGCCTCGCCGCCGTCACCCTCGACAGCGTCCTCATGGTCACCCTGCCGATCGCCGCACTGGCCATGCTCGTCACCGCCATCGGCGCCGCCATCAACCGGGCCCGGCCCACGGTCACCACCAACGTCTACAAGGGGACCGTCCACCAGAAGAACATCCACAGCCGGACAACCGGCGTGTGGGCCAAGACCTCCAACCGGCCGTGAAGCCGGGACGCAAGAACGCGCGTTCGGGTTGCCTGGACCACCAAATCTTTTCCATGAACCATGCAACCATCCATCACTCGCACAAGTCCTTCACATGTAATCCACAGACATCCCTTTGGGGGGGATCTTGAACCAGAACCCGCAGCAGCCTCCGCAGCCCGGCTGGAACGGCCCGCAGCAGCCCGGACAGCCGCAGCCCGGATGGGGCATGCCGCCGCAGCCGCCGAAGCGCAAGGCCGGAAAGATCGTCGGCCTCGGATGCCTCGGCGTCGTCGCCTTGTTCATCATCATCGGCATCATCGGTGCCGCCACCGGAAGCGGCTCCAGCAACAACGCCAGCAAGGGCACCGCCGCGACCCACAGCACCACGCCCAACCCCGGTAAGGCGAAGGACACGACGCCCACGGCCAGCAGCAAGCCGAAGACCACGGACAAGCCCAAGCCCGCGGCCAAGCCCGCACCCAAGCCGAAGCCGAAGCCGAAGGTCGTCACCTTCAAGGTGTGGGGCACCGCCCCGGCCGGCGCGCTCGGCGGCCTGGACATCACCTACGGCTCCGACAGCGACAACCGCCAGGGCCACTTCTCCAACGGCAAGTTCGAGGCCACCCTGCCTCTGAACGACAAGGCCATGTACTACACGGTGACCGCCCAGCTGCAGGGCTCGGGCGACATCCACTGTTCCGTCACTGTCGACGGCCAGACCAAGCAGGGTCACGCGTCCGGCGGGTACAACATCTGCGATGCCCAGCTGTCCGGCGGCCTCTTCGGCGGCTGGGACTAGACCCCCCAAGGGAAGAGGCCCGGTCGTACCCCCAGTGCGGCCGGGCCTCCTTTGGGTGTAGGGCTTGCTTGACCTGCCGATCACCGGTATGTCACAGTGGCCCCGTCCGGATACCCGTGTGTCCGCAGTTACTTGAGCCCCCAGCTTCCGGCCGGGGGCTTTCTGCATGTTCGGGGGGTGCCCATGGACGTGACCGAGCTGTACCCCGACGACCTCGTCTACGAGCATGAAGCGACCGAAGCAACCGGCGTCCCCGGCACCGTGATCCGGCAGTGGGCGCGGCGAGGGAAGATCCACCGCTTCCAGGGCAACGGCCAACTCACCGGCCAAGGCCACGAGTACAAGACGATGTACGCCCTGCCCGAGATACAGCAGCGCGCGGCCACCTACCGGCCCATGCCGCAACGCGCCCGCCGCGCCGCCTGAGCGTCCCGCCGTCCGTCGTGCCCCCGCCACGGGCGGCGGGACTCGCAACTCTGGGAGGCGGCGATGGCGTTCCCGGCAGGTACTCCCGTTGTCACCCTTACCGGCACGCTGCCGTCCGCGGTCGCCGGCACCGGCTACGGCGGGCAGGTAGTCGCCACCCCGTCCGCTGTGCTCACCGACGAGACCCGGCACGCCGTCTACCCCGGCGGCGGGAAAGCCGACATCGTCGACGGCACCTTCACGGTGCAGCTGATCCCGAACGATGCGGCCGGGATCCTGCCGACCGGATGGAAGTGGTACATCGACGTCCAGCCGTCCCGCGCCCGGCGGATCGCGTTCTGGTGCGACATCCACGGCGCCGACGGATCCACGATCCACCTCGACGACCTCGTACCTGCGCAGGCGCCCGGCGGCGGCACCGCTGGCACACCAGGCGAGAGCGCCTACGAAGTTGCTGTCGAGCAGGGGTTCACCGGCACGGTCACCCAGTGGCTGGCCTCGCTCGTCGGCCCCGCAGGTCCGCAAGGTCCCGCCGGGCCGACGGGCACTCAGGGCCCCAAGGGCGATACCGGCGCGCAAGGCCCTGCCGGCCCGGCTGGTGCCGACGGTGCGCAAGGTCCACAAGGCCCGGCCGGTGCGACAGGACCCCAGGGTCCTCAGGGTAATCCCGGACCTCCGGGTCCCGGCTCCCCGATCAAGACGGTCACAGCACGCATCACCGACGACAACCTGTCCGGCCTGCCCTCCGCGGCCAGTTGGACGGTTGTGCAGACGTCCGCGGGGACGCCGTTGCAGTGCTCGATCGCCGCCGTTGCCGGGGACCGGATCAAGCTGTACGGGGCGTTCATGTACCAGGGCGCCCACTATCTCGACTGGGCGCTCCTGGCTTCTGACGGATCGATCGCCCTGTACGCGGCTTCGGGGACGAGCAGCCCGCTCAGCGAGGGCAACCCCACGATGTATCCGTCCACGAGCTTCTCGCGGATGTCGACGGGCGACATGGTCACCGTCGGAGCTGGTCACATCAACAACGGCATGATCACGATCGCGCTCGCCCACCAAGGCACCGCGGCTGGCACCGTCTACGCCCACCCCGTCTACCCGTGGCGTCTACGCCTGGAAAACGTCGGCCCTGAGCCGTCCTGAGAGGAGGCCCCGTGGCCGACAACTTGACGAACACGGCGGAGAACCGGGCGCTGGACTGGATAAACGGGCTGACGTCGACGGCTCCGACGACACCCCTGAAGGTGGCGCTCGTGACCGCGAACGGTGACGACGCGACCGCGGGCACGGAGGTGACGGGCGGCGGCTACGCGCGGCAGACCCTGACCGTTGCCGCAGCCGTCAGCGGGGCGACCAGCAACTCGGCGGACCTTGTGTTCACGAACATGCCGGCGTGCACGGTCGTCGGTGTGGAGATCTGGGACAGTGCCGGCGCCCCGGTGCGGCTCTGGTACGGCGCGCTGAGCGCCAGCCGGGCCGTGAACGCTGGCGACGACTTCAAGCTGGTGGCCGGAGCGCTCTCGCTGTCGCTGAGCTGAGGAGGCGCCCGTGCCGATCCTCTCCACGCTGGTCGACAACTTCAACGACGGGACGATCGGACCCGACTGGGGCAACAGCTACGGCGGCGCCTACGAGTCCGGCGGCTTCGCCCACGTGCCATGCACGACGGGTTTCGCCGGATTGCAGACCGCCTACAGCTGGACGTTCGCCGGGGCCAGCCTCTTCGTGAAGATCGTGTCCGTGCCAGCGGCGTCGACGGCGACGGAGGCTTACTGCGGCGTCCTCGTCAACTCGGGCACGGACGGCACCCGCATCGGGTTCACGATCAAGCTCGGTGCGACGCTGCGCATGCAGAACGACGTCGGCTACTTCGACGCGAGCGCTGTCGAGATCCCCTACGACCCCGTGGCCCACGCTTTCCTGCGGCTCCGTGAGGACGGCACGAACGTCTACTGGGACACGTCGCCCGACGGGACCACGTGGACCAACCGCAGGACGCTCGCCAGCCCGGCGTGGATCGCCACCGCGATCGACCAGTGCGCGCTCGACATGAGCGCCCACCGCGACGCCGGCACCAACGACGAGGCCACCTACGACCTGTTCAACACGCTCAGCAACGGCGCCGTCGTCACCGGAATCGCGGCTCTCGCAGCTGGCAGCAGCCTCACCGCGACCGCCACAGCCACCGTCCAGGCGACCGCCGCACTCACAGCCGACAGCAGCATCAACACCACCCCTGCGGTCGCCGTGCACGCGGCGGCAGCCTTGACCGCAGGCTCGACATTGATGGCAGACGCGTTCAGCGAGGGCATCCCGGAGGTGGCTGGCTTGGCTGCGGGAGACCTCGACCTCACGATCGAGCAGGGCTCGACGTTCGTGCAGACGTACACCGTGACCGACGCCGGCTTCACGTGGGACGGTTGGACGGCCCGCGCGCAGATCCGGTCTGCGCCTGCCGACAGCGGCGAGCTGCTCCTCGACCTCGCCCCCTACCTGACGGTCATCGGTGCTGCGGTGCGGCTGGCGATCCCCGCCAGCGTGACGCAGACCCTCACCCGCAACGGCGTGTGGGATCTTGAGATGGTCAGCGGCACCACGGTGGTGCGGATCCTGCAGGGCAAGGTCACCATGTCGCTGGAGGTGACCAGGACGTGAAAATCCAGGTCACTGGCGAGACCGATCCCAGCGCGATCGATGTCGAGGGCGGGGAGCCCGCCACCGTCGTCGAGGTCACCTCCGGGTTCGTGTCCTCCGTCAACGGAAAGACGGGAGGCGTCATCCTCGGCGCGGCTGATGTCGGCGCCGACTCGACCGGTGCGGCAGCCGCGGCCCAGACAGCGGCGATCAGCGCCGCAGCCGACGATGCGACGGCGAAGGTGGCCGCACACGTTGCGGCCGTCGACCCGCATGGCGACCGCGCCTATACGGACAGCCGGATCACCGTCGACTGGGTCAACGTCAAGAAGACCTACGGCGCCAAAGGCGACGGCACGACAGACGACACGGCAGCCATCCAGGCCGCCATCGACTCGGGCTCGCCGGTGTACTTCCCGCCCGGCGTCTACCTGACGGGCACGCTCGAAGCCCGCCTCGGCATGGTCCTCATCGGCGCCATGCGCTCCGCCTACGCCTACCCTGTGCCGTCCACCCGCTCAGCCACGCTCAAGCTGAAGAGCGGCACGAACGGCAACCTGATCCACGCCGCCGACGGCATCAACAACGTCCAGATCAGCAGCCTCGCCTTCGACGGGAACAAGGCAGGCAACAGCAGCGGCGACATCATCCACCTGGATACCGCCAGCGCCCAGGACACGTCGTGGCACATCAGCGACTGCTACTTCGACAACGCCCCCGCCAACGGTGTCTTCATCGGCTCCGGCCGCCAAGCAGTCAAGATCCACCGCACGTGGATCATGCGAGCCGCGAACGCCGGGATCATCGTCAACGGGCCCGACTGCGGCTTCAACACCGTCCTGATCGGCCTCTCCGGCGCCTACGGCATGTACATCGGCAACGGCGCCAACGTCCAGCACATCACCGACTGCGACATCTGGTCATCCACCCAGCACGGTATCGTCGTCGACAACGCCTCCATGGTGGCCATCACCGGCACCGGCATCGACCGGCACCAGCAGTCCGGCATCGTCGTCCTCAATGGCGACGTCACCATCCGCGGCTGCATGCTCCACGGCAACAGCCAGGCCGCCAACTCGACCTACCCGCACATCCGGGTCGACGCCGGCAACGTCATCGTGTCCGGCTGCATCTTCGGCGGCACCACGTTCGTCAACAATCCGAACTACGCGATCAGCACCACCAACGGGAAGATCCGCGAAAGCAGCAACTCGTCCACCGCCCAGTCGTACACGACCGGGTTCATCAACAACCTTGCCGCTCTCATCCCCGACGACCGGCAATGGCAGCCCACCGACATGGGGCTCCTCGCCTGGACCCACGACCCGCTCGCAGCAGCCGGCACCATCGCCAGCACCAGCGGCAGCGTGTACTTCATGAAGATCCCCATCCGGCGCATGACCACGGTGACCAACATCGTCCTCACCGTCACCACGGCCGGATCCGGGCTCACCGCCGGGCAGAACCTGGTCGGCCTGTACGACTCGGCCGGCAACCGGCTCGCCGTCAGCGCCGACCAGTCCACCGCATTCACCACCACCGGCACCAAGACGATCCCGCTGACCACACCGCTGCTCGTCCAGCCCGGCTACTACTACATCGCGGTCATGTCCAACGGGACCACGCCCGCCGCGCTCATGTACACGGTGGTGCAGTCCGCCGCCGCCCTCAACCTGAACAGCTCGCTGCGGTTCCTCAACATCACCGGGCAGACCAGCCTCCCGGCAACGTTCACGCCCGGGACAGCAAGCACCGGCACTAACGCCCGCTGGGCAGCCATCAGCTAACCGCCTAAGGAGAGCGTCATGCCGACGAGCATCGCCGAGGGCAAGGACTGGTCCCTCGAACGGTTCAAGCGACACCAGCCCAACACCGTCACCGACGTCGGCCCGGGCGAAGGCACCTACGCCAAGCTGTTCCGGCCCGAGCGCAAGGGCATCTGGTGGACCGCCATCGAGATCCACAAGCCCTACGTCGCCAAGTACAAGCTGAAGTCGACCAAGACGCGCAGCATGTACGACGAGATCCACGTCGAAGACGCCCGCGAGAGCGACGACCACCTGTTCCACCGGGACCTCGTCATCTTCGGCGATGTCCTGGAGCACATGCCCCGCGAGGACGCCATTGCTCTGCTGCAGAAGGCAGAGCAGGCCGGCGCCTGGAACATCCTCGTGTCCCTGCCGATCGTCGAGGCCCCGCAGAGTGAGGTTGACGGCAACCCGCACGAGGCCCACGTCCACCAGTGGGACGCTGACGACATGGACCAGGTGCTCGCCTCCCTCGGCGGCCGGACTGAGTCCATGCGCGGCAGCACGCTCGGCGTGTGGTGGTGGAGTCGACGCATCTGACCCAACGACACGGAAGGCCCGCGCCCATGGCCCGTTACCGCATCGCCTACCTTGACGGCGAGACCGAAACCATCACCGCCGCCAATCTCGAACCCTCCGGCAACCAGTACATCGCTTGGGTCGGAGACGGCTCCGCAGCCGCCTACATCCCCGCCGCCAACGTCCGCAGCATCGTTCGGCAGGACGACGAGGCGGTGACCGACTGATGTCGAGGTTGAGGAAGACCGATGGGCCGCGCGGCGCCGTGATCGAGATCGTCGAGAAGGGTCGTGTCACGAGCGACGCCACCATCGGAGACAGCGTCATTGTCCCGAACGACATCCGCATCAACGGGCAGTCTCTGCTCGCCTCCGCCGACGACCCCGTCATCCTGCATGAGGTCAGCACGCGAGCGGACGAACTCGTGCGCGTCACGCTCACCCTGCTCGCCCGGCGTGTATCCATTCGCGCGGAGAACGACCTCGAAGGCTCGTGAGCGGCGGCTGGCAGGGCTCGGACCGCAAGGCCCGGCTGCCGTCGAACTGGCCGCAGATCAGGGCCCGCGTCCTCGCCCGCGACCCGGTCTGCAAGATCTGCGGAGTGCGACCCAGCACCCACTGCGACCACGTCCAGGCCAAGACCGACGACCACGCCGAGGACCGGCTCCAAGGCGTGTGCGCAACCTGCCACAGTCTCAAGTCCAGCCGGGAAGGTAACGCCGCACCACGGCCGGCCAACGGCCGCACACGACCACCCGAGCAGCACCCCGGCCTGCGCGGGTAGGAGACAAGGAGCCCGCGCCCGAGGAGTGATCCATCGTGGCCAAGCTCAGTTCGAAGAAGCGGCGCTCCCTGCCGAAGTCGTCGTTCGCCCTCCCCGGCAAACGGAAGTACCCCGTCGACACAAAGGCCCGGGCGCGCAACGCCCTCTCCCGGGTCGCGCAGCACGGGACGCCGGCCGAGAAGAAGGCGGTCCGAGCCAAGGTCGCCAAGCGCTACCCATCCATCGGCAAGCGCCGCAAGGGAGGCAAGTGATGGCAGCCCGAGGACGCGGAGCACGCAGCAAGCGAGGCAGCGCTGAGACGCTCAGGCGCTACTGGTCCACCGGAGAAGGCGCAGCAAAGATCAGGTGGAACACGCCAGGCGACTGGACTCGCTGCACCAAGCAGCTGCACAAGTACATGGGAGCCAGGGCCAAGGGCTACTGCCAACTGCTGCATCTCCGTAACACGGGGGTGGGCACAGGTAGCCGGCTCAACGTGGGCAGGCGCAGCGGCCGGTAGGGCAGGGCCCAAGCGGGCCGGCCACTAGCGGGTGCGGGCGAGGCAGGCTCGGAGCCGCGAGGTCTATGGATCATGCTTGGGTGATCGACTGCTCATGTGAGCAACCTTGATCGCATAAGCAGTTCGATCATGAAACGTCGAAGATCGATTCATGAAGATCGTCAGTCGAGTCGATCAAGGTGAGTGATCATCCGCCCAAGATCAACGATCACTCAAATCGAAGATCAATCAGGGCGATCTCAACCCAGGGGGGATAGCCCCCTCCCCGCCGGCTCCAGGGATCGGGGCCGTATAGCACCTGACTTTCTGTACGGGTTTCCTTGGCCCTTGGCCGACCCGATCACGCACCGTGACCGCGCTCGCCCTGGAGGCGCCGCGGCCGGCGCGCCGTTCCTGCCCCGCGCGCCCTGGCGGCGTGCCTGACCCTGGAGGTCGCCATGGGCACTCGTGGACCCATACCGGAGCGCTCCGAAGCGCGCCGCCGACGCAACAAGGATGACGGCCCGAAGCTGGCCCAGGCAGCGGCCGGGCCGCCGGTGGATCTGCCGGACCTGCCGGAGCCGGATCCGCTGTGGCATCCGATCGCCACCGACTGGTACCTGTCCCTGCGTGAGTCCGGGCAGGCCGTCTTCTATGAGCCGTCGGACTGGGCGATGGCCCGGTACGCTGCTGAGTTGATGTCCCGGGGCTTGTCCTCGGACCGGCCGCCGAACGGCCAGTACGTCTCGGCGCTCGACAGCGTGATGGCCCGCCTGCTGACGACCGAGGGGGACCGGCGTCGGGCGAGGATCGAGCTGGAGCGCAAGCCTGCCGGCCCGCAGCTGGCAGCGGTGAAGCCGCTGGACGCTTACCGTGACCTTGCTGGCGGCTGACGAGGAAGTCCCGGAGGTCGTCGAGCCGTTCACGATCGGTCCGACGTGGAAGCGTGGCCCGGACGGGCGGTTCATCCTGCCGGAGTACACGCTGGGCTGGCACTGCCTGGCCTGGACGGCGACGTACCTGCAGCACTACGTCGGTGCCTCGTGGCGGTACACGGCGGAGCAGGCCCGGCTGACGCTGTGGTGGTACGCCATGGATCCGGTGACGAACCGGTTCCTGTGGCGGGACGGCGTGATCCAGCGGCTGAAGGGCTGGGGCAAGGACCCGCTGATTGCGACCTGGTCGGCGTTCGAGTTCGTCGGCCCGTGCCGGTTCGGCGAGGTCGCCGACGAGGGCAACGAGTGGGGTGTTCCGGCTGGGCAGCCGCTGGGGGTGCAGCATCCGGCGGCGTGGGTGCAGATCGCTGCCGTGAGTCAGGACCAGACGCGGAACACGATGACGCTGTTCCCGTCGATCCTGTCGAAGCGGGCGATCGAGGAGTACCGCATCGACCTCGGCAAGGAGATCATCTACGCCGACAAGGGCCGGGCCCGGATCGAGGCGGTCACCTCGTCGCCGCGGGCGTTGGAGGGCGGCCGACCGACGTTCGTGTCGCTGGGGGAGACCCACCACTGGGTGGAGTCGAACCAGGGCCACGAGATGGCCGGGGTCATCGAGCGTAACGCGACGAAGAGCGCCGACGGTCAGGCACGGACGCTGGCGAACACGAACGCCTACGAGCCCGGCGAGGACAGCGTCGCCGAGCGGACGCGGGAGGCGTTCGAGTCGGCGGAGTCCGGGCGCGCGGTGGATACGGGCCTGTTCTACGACTCGCTGGAGGCTCCGGCTGAGGCGAAGCTCACCGAGGCCTGGATCGTGCCGACGCTGAAGGCGGTCCGCGGGGATTCGGTGTGGTTGGACATCGAGCGGTTGAAGGCGTCGATCCTCGACGTCCGCAACCCGCCGTCGCGGTCACGCCGGTTCTGGTTCAACCAGATCGTCGCGGCTGAGGATGCGTTCCTGGCCCGCTACGAGTGGGACGCCAACCCGCACGAGGGCCTCGACCTGGAACAGGGCGACGAGATCGTCCTGTTCTTCGACGGCTCCAAGAGTGACGACGCCACCGGCCTGGTCGGCTGCCGCATGTCGGACGGGCTGGTGAAGACCCTTGGCGTCTGGCAGCGCCCGGCGAACTGGCCTGGTGAGCGGCCGTGGCGGGTGCCGCGGGACGAGGTCGACGGAGTTGTCGACAACGTCTTCGCCCAGTACAAGCCGCTCGCGTTCTTCGCGGACCCGGGCGCCGGCCAGGACGACGCGGACGGCGAACGCTACTGGGACGGCTACATCGACGCGTGGGCGCAGCGGTATGGCAAGCGGCTGAAGCTGAAGGCTGTGAGCTCGGGGCACGGCCAGCACGCGGTGATGTGGGACATGCGGGACCGGCGCCGGCAGCAGGCCTTCACGGAGGCAGTGGACCGCTTCTATCGAGACGTGCTGGAGCGGCAGGTGCCGCATGACGGCCACAAGGTGCTGCGACAGCACATCTCGAACGCCCGGCGCCGCACGAACGCCTGGGGCTACTCGATCGGCAAGGAGCATCGGGAGTCGGCTCGGAAGGTCGACTTGGCGGTGTGTGCGATCGGCGCGCGGATGCTGCGCCGCTTGGTCATGAACAGTCAGTTCTGGGTGAAGCGCTCTCGGGTGCGCGGTAGGGGACGGGTGGTGGTGCTGCGGTGACGACGACCATCCCTGATCTGCCGCTTCTGACGCTGTCGGATGACGAGCGCCAGCTGCTCACGGCGCTCCGCACGGACCTCCTCGGCTGCCGGTTCAAGCTGGAGCTGCTGGACGCCTACTTCAACGGCGAGCAGATCGTGCGCGACCTCGGCATCAGCATCCCGCCGCAGTTGCAGCGCCTGCACACGGTGATCGGCTGGCCGAGGATCGGCGTGGAGTCCCTCGAGCAGCGCCTGGACCTGGAGGGCTTCCGTTGGGCGGACGGTTCGGACGCCTCCGACCTGGAGGAGATCGCGGAGTCGAACGACCTGTACGACGAGGCGAGCTTGGCCCACCTGGACGCCCTGACTTACGGCCGCGAGTACGTGGCGGTCGGCTCGGGCGAGGCCGGTGATCCGCCGCTCATCACCTTCGAGTCGCCGCTGGACATGACGATGTTCTGGGATGCGCGGCTGCGGATGGCGACGGCGGCTCTCCGCGAGTCTGTCGAGGACGGCGTGCGGATCGCCACGCTGTACCTGCAGGACCAGACCGTGTACGCGGCGGAGACCAGCGACGGCTGGGAGGTTTTCGACCGGGACCTGCACAACTTGGGCATGGTGCCGGTGCTGCGGATGGCGAACCGGCAGCGGACCGCGGACCGGGTGGGTAAGTCGGAGATCACGCCCGAGGTCATGGCCATCACGGACGCGGCCTGCCGCCGGCTGATGGGCATCGAGGTCGCGGCGGAGTTCTTCGGCGCACCGCAGCGGTACATCCTCGGCGCTTCAGAGTCGGCGTTCCAGGATGCGGAGGGCAACACCAAGTCGGCCTGGGAGACGTACATCGGCCGGGTGCTGGCGTTGGAGCGGGACGAGGATGGCAACGTGCCGACGGTGGGTGCGTTTACGGCGCACGATCCGTCCGGACAGACGAAGATCATCGACCTGTATGCCCGGATCATGGCGTCGCAGCTGTCTGTGGCGCCGCACGTCCTCGGCTATACCAGCGACAACCCGGCCAGCGCGGACGCGATCCGCTACGCGGACAATGCGCAGATCAAGAAGGCAGAGCGCCGCATCCGCCGCTTCTCGGCGACGCACCGGGACGCGATGCGGCTCGCGCTGTGGTTCCGTGACGGGGAGCCGCCGGACAAGTCTCGCCGCATCGAGTGCATCTGGCGGAACCCGGCGACCCCGACCCTCGCCGCCCAGGTCGACGCGGTCACGAAGCTCGTGACGACCGGCATCCTGCCCGCGGACTCGGATGTCGCGCTGGAGATGGCCGGCCTCACCGAGGACCAGCGTCGCCGGGTGGCGGCCGAGCGGCGGCGTAGCGCTGGCGCCGCGGCGAGCACGCAGATCATGGAGCGGCTCGCCGCGCTGAACCAGCAGACTGAGCCGCTGCCGCCGGTGCAGGAGGTGACCGGTGGCGACAACGGTCTCGGATAGCGGCGACGCTGCGAACCGGTACCGGGCTGCTCAGATCGGCCTGACACGGCTGCTGGTACGGGACGTGCGCGGCCTGCGGCGGCTGATCCTGCCCTCGCGGCTGCGGGAGAGCGTGCCGGACTGGCTGACCGCGGTGAATGCGATCGTCGACCAGTACGCGCGTACCTCCGCCTCTCTGGCGGCGGAGTTCTATGACGCCCAGCGTGAGGCGGCCGGCGTGCCCGGAACCTTCACCGTGCCTGTCGCTGATCCGCCTCCGCCGGAGCAGGCGGGGGCGTCGCTCCGCTGGGCGACGAAGGACCTGTGGCCGCGGGATCCGGAGGATCCGAAGACCACGGACGCGCAGCGTGAGCCGCTGGATGTGCGACTGGCGCAGGCGGAGAAGAAGGCCGAGCAGGTGGCGCAGAAGCTGGTCACCGATACGGGACGCGGCACTGTCCAGGAGGCGGTGCGGCAGGACCGGCAAGCCACCGCCTGGGCACGCTCCGCAGCGTTGGGCGCTTGCGCGTTCTGCAAGCTGCTCGCCGCGCGCGGGGCGGTGTACAAGCGGGACACGGCGGATTTCCGGGCGCACGACGGATGCCATTGCGGCGTGGTCCCGGTGTTCAAGGGGCAGCGGTTCGAGCTGTCTCCGCATGCACGCGAGTGGGAGCGCATCTACCGCGACTTCGCGGCAGGCCACCCCGGCAACCAACTTCGCCTGTTCAGGCAGGCGCTGGCCGAGCACGACAGCAATCCGCTGCCGGGCTCGAACTGACCAACCCCTAGCCGCCCTGGAGGCGGCTATCTCTGCCCCTGGAGGGCCACTTCACCATGCCCGAGAACGAGGAGACCCCCGAGGTCGTCGAGGAGCCGCAGGAGCCCGAGCCCGCCCCGGAGGCGGAGGGCGCCGAAGAGGAGCCGTTCGACCGGAAGCGCGCCGAGGCTGCGCTGAAGAAGAAGAACTCCGAGGCGGAGAACCTCCGCAAGCGGCTGAAGGAACTGGAGCCCCTCGCTAAGAAGGCGCAGGAGCTGGAGGACGCGCAGAAGTCCGAACAGGAACGCCTGTCGGAGAAGCTCACCGCTGCCGAGAAGCGCGTGCTCGCCTTCCAGCAGCGCGCGGTTCGCTCGGAGGTCAAGGCCCTGGCCGCCGCCGAGTTCGCCGACCCCGAGGACGCGCACGCATTCCTCAGCCTCGACTCCTACGTGACCGAGGACGGCGACGTCGATACGGACGCCATCCAGCGAGACCTCAAAGACCTGCTGAAGCGCAAGCCGCACCTGGCCCGCCAGGTCGACACCTCCCCGCGCACCCCGCGCCCGGACCACACGCAGGGCTCCTCGGGCAACGGCAATCGATCCACTTCCGAACCGTCGGCGGTGTTCGCCGACTTCATGAAGGGCGCCCTCACTCGGGGGCGCTGAGAGAGGTAGCCCTCCATGGTTGCAACCAACCCCATCAAGCTGAGCGACGTCGACCCGACGTTTCTCCCGCCCACTCTGACGGCCCCGATCTTCGAGAAGTCCGTCGAGCAGAGCGCCGTCATGAGCCTCGCCCGGCGGGTGCCGCTGTCCATGTCGGCGAACACCGCAGTGCCCGTCCCGCTGGACGTGCCGACGGCAGACTGGGTGGACCAGGCCGGCCGTAAGCCGCTGTCCACCGGTGGCGTCGACATCAAGCAGATGTCCGGCAAGAAGATCGCCGTCATGATCCCGGTCGCGATGGAGGTCGTCGAGTCCAACGCGGCGGGCCTGTGGACCCAGCTGCAGAACGACCTGCCGACCGCGTTCTCCCGCGCCTTCGACCGGGCGACGATCCACGGCCGCACCATGAAGGGCGCCACCGGCCCGTTCCCGGACTACCTGGCCATGACGACCAAGGAGGTCGTCCTCGGCACGACCGGCCAGTCCACGGGCGGCATCTGGACCGACCTGGTCAACGGCATGGAAGCCATCATCGACGACGACTGGGACTACACCGGGACCGTCGCCGACAACCGGCTCAAGCCGAAGCTGCTGAAGGCCACCGACACCACCGGTCAGCCCATCTTCGTCGACACCACCCAGCCGGGAACCGGTGCGGCGCTGGCGGGCACCCTGGTCGGCGAGCCGGTCGCCTACTCCCGCAGCGTCTCCGGCAAGGTGCGCCGCCAGTCCACCTCGGTCGACTCGGGTCTGCGCGCGATTGGCGGGGACTTCTCCCAGGCTGCCTACGGCGTGGGTATGGACATCTCCGTCAAGATCAGCCGTGAGGCGACGTACATCGACGAGGACGGCGGCGTGCACTCGGCGTTCCAGGAGAACCTGGTGCTCCTGCTCGCGGAGGCGTACTACGGCTTCGTCCTCGGCGACCCGGAGGCGTTCGTGCGGTACGTGGCGACCGCCGGGGCCTCGTGACCGGAGCGGGCTCGGGCCGGGCGATGCGTGTCATCGCCCGGCTGCACGGCTATCCGCCGCGGCACAACGCGGGCGCGGAGTGGATGGCCCACTCCATGCTGCGGGCGCTTGTGGCGCGCGGCCACGACGTGCAGGTGTGGCTGTCGCGGTACTCGGGCGATGGCAAGCCCTACGACCTGGACGGCGTGCACGTGGTGCCGCTCCAGGCTCGCCTGGACTTCGCCACCGCGGTCCGGAAGGCCGACGTCCTCGTCAGCCACCTGGAGAACGTCCCGTCCACTGCGGCGCTGGCCCGCGGCTACGGCAAGCCGGTGGTGGCGATCTGCCACAACACGCACCGGCCCACCTTCCGCGACGTCGCATCCGGCGGCGTGAGCCTGGCGGTGCTCAACAGCCAGTGGATGGAGCGCGAGGCGGAGCTGTTCTTCGCCGAGTACCCGAAGGCTGTCCGGCCGGCTCAGACGCTGATCGTGCGGCCTCCGGTGTTCGCCGACGAGTACCGCACGAAGCCGGGCGCGAAGGTGACACTGGTCAACTGCAATGCCGACAAGGGCGGCAAGGTGCTGGAGGCTGTCGCCCGCCGGATGCCCGACACCGAGTTCCTGGCGGTGGCTGGCGCCTACGGTGAGCAGATCCTGCCGGACCTGCCGAACGTCGAGATCGTGCAGCAGGTGCCGGGCAGCGAAATGCGGGACCGCGTGTACGCCAAGACGCGTGTGCTGCTGATGCCGAGCGTCTACGAGTCGTGGGGCCGGGCCGGTGTCGAGGCGCTCGCCTCCGGTATCCCGGTCGTTGCGCACCCCACGCCGGGGCTGTGCGAGTCGCTCGGCGAGGCCGGCGTGTTCGTCAACCGCACCGACCTTGAGGGCTACGAGGCGGTCCTGCGCAGGCTGCTGCAGCCCGACGAGTACCGGCTGGCGTCGAAGCGAGCTCGGGCCCGGTCGGCGGAGCTGGATCCGACGAAGGAACTGGCCGCCTGGTGCGATGCGGTGGAGGCCCTGGCCTAGGAGGTAGCGATGACGTTCGTACCGCCGACCGCCGAACAGCTCGGCCTCTACCTCGACCTGGCGGAGATCAACGGGGACCGGGCCGACCTGCTCATCACTCAGGCGGTCGCCCTGTGCGAGACGGTCGTCAAGCCGCTGCCGGACCAGGCCACCGCGGTGGTTCTATCAGTGGCCGGGCGTGGCTACGTCAACCCGCAACAGGTGTCCTACGAGACGATCGGCCCGATGTCGGTGCAGCGCCCCCAGGGTTCTGGCGGGCTGTATCTGACGAAGGCGGACCGGACCGCGCTTAAGTCGCTCGCCGGCCGCGGTGGTGCGTTCACCGTGGACCCGACCCCGGTCGCCGCAGACGTATCGCCGTCGTACCCGATCGACGACGACTACGGTCCGCCGTTGGACTGGGAGCCGGGCTGGGGGTGGGTGTAGATGCCCGGCCCGTACCCGTTCGGTGAGACGGTGCGGATCATCCGCACCGGCCCCTCGCCGGGGAGGGACGACCGCGGGCACCCGTTGCCCGGCCCGGACGAGTCGTTCGACGTTCCCGGCTGCGTCGTCACCCCCCGAGCGGAGACACCGCAGGTCGGTGGCGCCGAGCAGCAGGGCAGGGACACGGTCATCGTCGGATGGACGGTGTACGCACCCTCCGGGACAGTGCTGCGCACCACGGACAAGGCCCTGGTTCGCGGCGTCGTCTGCGACATCACGGGCGAGCCCGGCGACTGGGGCCGCTCCCCGTTCACGGGCACCGCCGGCCCGGTGCAGTTCGCGGCGGACCGGGTGACCGGCTAGCCGCGGGCCTGCTCCACCGCGGCGACGAGCTTCTCGACAGCGTCGTTGTTCTTGTACCGGAAGGACAGGCTGTGGGGATCCTCGTATGAGGGCCGGCTGCCCATCTTCAGGCCCTGGTGCTCACCGGCCGCTCCGCTACCTGCCAGCAGGAACTGCACGTAGCCGTTGATGAACCGGTTACCGCGCTTGAACCGCGTCGAGATGACGTCGGCAGCGCGGATACGAACGGGCGCCGGCCTGAAGCCGAGTCCCTTTTTCGTGATGGTGATCCATTCACCGTCGAAGCTGATGGTGCCGAGTACACCTGTCACTTCCATGTCCGCCCCTTGGCACGCGAGTTGTAGGAGGGGATATGGCAGCACGGTTCAAGATGTCCCGTAAAGGAGTCGGCGAGCTCCTTCGGTCGGAGATGATCCGCGCCGATCTGGTCCGCCGTGCTCACGCGATCGAGGGTGCTGCAGTAGGGCTGTCCCCGGTCGGGGGTGCGAGTGACCCGCACCCTGGCGAGTACAAGAGCAGCTGGTCCGTGGACAGCACGGCACGGGGCGGGCGGCGCCGCGACCGAGCGGTGGCCTACGTCCGCAACGGCGCCTACTACGCCCGTTGGGTCGAGTACGGCACTGAGCGCGTTCCCGCTCACCACGTGCTGCTGCGTGCAGCCCAGGCGGGCGGTCGCTGATGACCGATGTCGGATCAGTCGATGTCGAGCTGGCGGTCATGGTCGCGCTGAGGGCCTTCCTCGGCGCTGGTGTGGTAGTCCGCGACGAGCTCGACAACGACCTGGCCAACGAACTGCCGACAGTTCAGGTGCAGGTGGCGGGCGGCGACGACGACGGGTTCCGGCTCGATAGGGCCTTCGTCGACATCGACGTCTACCACTCCACCCGGGCCGATGCGATCGCACTCGCAGCGACCATCCGGGGCTGGGTCCTCACGGTGCTGCGCGGCAGTGTTACCGCTCAGGCTGTGTTCGGCCGGACGGGCACCATTTCCCGGCCGGCTGTCCGCCCCTACGAGAACACCGCGCTCCGCCGTGTCGGGGCGACCTACGAGATCAACTGTCACCCGGTCTCCTGACCGGCTGGGCCCGCGCCGGACCCATAACCCGACCCCGCCTGCCGCGGGGTCTTCGCATGTCTGGAGACCCAATGGTCAACATCACCCGTGCGGCAGACCTGACCGTCATCGGTGCCAACGGTGGCGGCTGGGTGGCGGCGGTCGGCACGACTGCCCCCGACTCGCCGCTGACGCAGCCGCTGTCCCCGTGGGAGCCGCTCGGCGCCATCAGCGACGACGGCCTCGTCTACGGCTTCGACGAGGACAGCCAGGAGTTCACCCCGTGGGGCCTCACCAGCCCGTTCCGCACGCAGATCACCAAGTCGGTGCGGACGTTCAAGGTGACGCTGTGGGAGACGGCCCGCGTCGCCGTCCAGTCGATCATGTACCGGATTCCGGCCGCCGACCTCAACCCGGACGGCACCAGCGGCCTCACGAGCTTCGCGGAGACCGCGTCGCCGACCCCGGACCGGCGCGCCTGGTGGTTCGCGGTCATCGACGGTGACACCGCCCGCGGCTTCTACGTCCCCAGCGGCGAGATCTCCGACCGCGCCGACGTGACGTTCAAGCAGGACGAGATGAGCGGCTACGAGATCACCGTCACCGCCTACCCGGACAGTGCCGGCAACACCGTCTACCACACCGACAAGCTGCCCGCGACGCCCGGCTACACGGGCTCCTGAACTGGTGGGCGGGCCGCGAACCTGTCGGCGCGGGCCCGGCCCGCCCACCTCAACCCTCACTGCCCGCGCCCTGAACGAAGGAGGCCCGCGCCGTGGCTGCCAACGCACGAACCGCCCACCGCAACACGCAGAGGAACCGCCCCAACCAGCGCCCGCAGGACAACGAGCGCCCCGCTACCAACCAGGCCACCGAGCCCACCGAGGCCGAGGCGCAGGAGATCGAGGCCGAGGGCCAGTACGTCACGGCCGAGCTGTGCGGTGAAGAGGTTCAGATCGTCCCGCCCCTGGCATGGCGGGCTTCCTGGCAGCGCCTGCTGAACCAGGGCAACCTCGACGCGTTCGCGTCGAAGGTGCTGCACCCTGACGACTACGAGCTGTACGAAGAGCTCGACCCGACGCTCGCCGAGTTCATGGAGTTCACCACGGACGCCGCCCAGCGGTCGGGTGAGAGCCTGGGGGAATCGCGTGGACCGGCTCCGTCGTCGAGGCGCACGCGGAGGCGGTAGAGGCCGACCTGCTCCGCTACTACAACGGCGTGGACCTCCTGGACGTCCACCGGGGGCAGATGTCGTGGCGGCGGCTGCGGGTTCTCATCCAGCACCTGCCCCCGGAGTCGGCCACGTGGACCGCCCTCCGTAACGCCACACCGGAGGACGTGCTGGCCGAGCAGGCGAACAAGGGCGAGCCGGAGAAGGACCGCTGGTCCAAGGTGGAGCAGCTCCTCGCGACGGTTGTCGATCGAGTGGCCCGGGTGGAGTACGTCCTCATCTGCGCCAACACCGACAAGAAGTCCCGGCGGCCGGAGCCGCCACAGCCCATCCGCCGCCCGGGAGCGCGCCCCCCGCGGCCGAAGCCAAAGCTGTCCGAAGCAGGGGCGAACACCCTGTTCCAGCTGATCAATGGGGGCGCCGCGTAGCGCCATGGAGGGAGGCTCCATGGCCATCAGCGTCGGATCCGTCGAGGTCGATGTTGTCCCCAACACGCAGGGCATCGAGGGCCGGCTCAGGTCGGCTCTCGTGCCGCCGGCGTCTCAGATCGGCGATGAGGTCGGCCGGATCATCGGCAGGCAGATTGCCGCACAGATCGCTCCTGCGGTACGCGACGGTATCCAGAACGGTGCCCGCACTGCCCAGCCCGGCGCTGTCCGCGCGGGGCAGCGGACCGGGTCCACGTTCGCCGAGTCGCTGAAGGCGACCCTGCAGACCGCGCTCCGGAACCTGCCGGAGATCCGGCTGCACGCCAACAGCACGGACGCCGAGCGGGAGATCTACCAGATCCGCAGCCAGATCCAGGCGATCCAAGACGCCCGGATCGGGGTCGACATCTCCTCTGCGGACGCTGTCGCAGCGATCGACCACATCCGGGAGCGCCTGGCCCGGCTCTCTTCGTCGAACGCGGACGTCGCGGTGCGAGTGGACGCTGCAAATGCGGCTGCACAGCTCGCCACGATCCAGGCGCAGGTGAACCGGCTGGACGGGCAGACCGCCCGCGTCGACGTCGACACCAGTTCGGCCACGGCCAGCCTCGGCGGCTTGACCGCTGCAGCCATCGCATTCGGCCCGGCGATCATCCCGGCTCTGCCGGTGGTCGCTGCCGGGCTCGGGGCGATCGCCGCTGCTGCCGCTGCGGCCGGCGCCGGGATCGGCGGCATCGCGCTCGTCGCCGTACCAGCGTTCAAGCAGATCGCCGGCGTGCTGCAGGCGCAGAAGGCCGCGCAGGACGCGGCGGCTACCGCGACGGCCAACGGCGGTCGGACCGCGGCGCAGGCGTCGTCTCGCGCTCTTCAGCTCGCCTCCGCGCAGCAGGCCGTTGCTACGGCGGAACGGAACGGCGCCCGCCAGATCGCGCAGGCGGAACAGCAGGTGACGCAGGCGCGGCAGAACGCGGCGCAGGTTGCGCAGCAGGCTGCACTGCAGAGCCAGCAGGCCGCGCGCGCGGTCGCCGACGCGGAGCGGGCTCTGAGCGCTGCGCAGGTCGCGGCAACGCAGGCGCAGCAAAACCTGACGGCTGCCCGCCAGCAGGCGACGCGTGAACTGCAGGACATGAACAACCAGCTGGTCGACTCGCAGCTGGCTCAGAAGCAGGCCGAGTTCGCTCTGGCCGATGCCAAGAAGCAGCGGGATGCCGTGTTCGCGAACTCGGCGTCCACCGACGACCAGCGTGCCCGCGCTCAACTGCAATACGACCAGGCTTTGCAAGCTCTCAACGAGCAGCAGATCCAAACCAAGCGGCTCCAGAAGGACACGGACGCCGCGAACAAGGCCGGGGTCAAGGGATCCCAGACATACAAGAGCGCCCAGGACCAACTGGCCCAGGCCCAGCAGGCTGTCGCCGACAAACAGCGTGCGCTCAAGGATGCCCAGGCTGAGCAGGCCCGAGTGGCGCAGCAGAACGCGCAGCAGATCGCGCAGGCACAGCAGCGCATCGCGGACGCTCAGGCGAACGTGGCGAACGCCCAGCAGCAGGCAGCCGATCAGATGGCGAGCGCTCACCGGCAGCTGCAGCAGGCGCAACTGTCCGAGGCCACCGGCGCGGATGCTGCGGCGACGGCACAGACGAAGTACCAGCAGGCGCTGGCCAAGCTCACCCCCAGCGCCCGAGACACGTTCAACGCACTCGTCGATCTGCGTACCGCCTTCTCCAACTGGTCGAAGTCGCTGCAACCAGCCGTGATGCCGATCTTCACGAAGGCCTTGGTCGGGCTGAAGAACACCCTGCCGACGCTGACCCCGTTCGTCCTCGACGCGGCGGATGCCATCAAGTCGCTCCAGGACCGGGCATCCGCCAACCTGAAGAAGCCGTTCTGGCAGGGCTTCAAGAAAGATCTGCAGGGCTCGGTGAAGCCGGCCATCACGGGGCTCGGTGTCGCGTTCGGCAACGTGATCACCGGCATGGCCGGGATCATCGACGCCTTCCTCCCTCACATGGACGGCATCAGCGGCCACCTGCAGCGCATCACTGGAAAGTTCGCCGACTGGGGCAAGGGCCTGAAGGGAAGCCCGGAGTTCCAGAAGTTCCTGGACTACGCCAGCCAGCACGGCCCGATGATCGCCGACACCATCGGGAAGATCGCGGGAGCGATCCTCGCGATCGGCTCCGCACTGACCCCTGTCTCGGGCCCGCTGCTGCAGGTGATCGGCGCACTCGCGTCGTCCGTCGGCTGGCTGGCCACGAACGCGCCAGAGTTGGTCATCGCGATTTACGGACTGTTCCTGGCGACCAAGCTGTGGGCTCTGTGGCAGCTGCTCGTGAACGGCGCGATGACAGCGTTCAACCTCATCATGAGCCTGGGCCCGTGGGGATGGATCGTCCTCGCCATCGCGGGAGTGGCGCTCGCCATTCTGGAGCTCTGGAAGCACTGCGCCTGGTTCCGCGATGCCATCAAGGGCGCGTGGAAGGCCATCAAGGACGCGGCCATTGCGGTGAAGGACTGGTTCGCCGGGCCCTTCGTCGACTTCTTCACCAAGACGATCCCGAACACGTTCTGGACGGTGATCGACTGGATCAAGAAGCATTGGCCGTGGATCCTCGGTGCCCTCACCGGACCGATCGGTCTCGCGGTCGTCGCCATCGTCAAGAACTGGGACCACATCAAGACCGGCATCTCCGATGCATGGAGCGCCATCAAGAAGTGGACCATCTACCCAATCCGGGACTTCTTCACCAAGACGATCCCCGGGTGGGGAACGACGTTGAAGGACAAGATGGTCGGCGCGTTCGACGCTGCCAGGAAAGGCATCAAGACTGCCTGGGACGGGATCAAGAACATCGCCCGAACGCCCGTGCAGTACGTCGTAGACGTGGTGTACAACAACGGCATCCGCCGGGTGTGGAACCTCGTCACCGACGCGTTCGGCGGCAAGCATCTCGACCCGCTCAAGTTCGCGACCGGCGGCATCATGCCGGGCTACACCCCCGGCCGTGACGTCCACCTTGTCCCGTCGACCGCAGGCCCCGTTGCCCTGTCCGGTGGCGAGGCCATCATGCGTCCCGAGTGGACCCGGGCGGTCGGCCCCGGCTACGTGCACGCCATGAACGCGGCAGCGCGTGCCGGAGGCGTCTCCGGCGTCCGATCCATGCTCGGCTTCAAGGACGGCGGCATCTTCAAGGGCATCGGCGACGTCCTGTCCGGCGCCTGGGACAAGGTCAAGAAGGGCGCGAAGTGGCTGAAGGACACCTTCGGCGGCGCTGTAAAGGCTGGTGTGACGCACGTCGTCAACCCGCTGATCAATGCCATCCCCGGCGGCCACATCGGGTTCGTCGGGCTACTGAAAGACCTGATGAAGGGTGCTGTCGCAAACCTGGTCGGCGCAGGCAAGAAGGGCGACGACCTGGCCACGCCGAATATCAAGTACAAGCCGTCTGCTGGCGTCGAGCAGTGGCGGCCGGTCGTCCTGCAGGCTTTGCGTGAGGTTGGCCAGCCGGCCGGTCTCGCCCAGTCCACGCTGCGCCGCATGCAGCAGGAGTCGGGCGGCAATCCGACGATCGTCAACAAGTGGGACAGCAACTGGCAGGCGGGCCATCCGTCAGTCGGCCTCATGCAGGTCATCCGAGGCACCTTCCAGCACTACGCGGGCAAGTACCGCGGGAAGGGCCCCTTCCTGTACGGGGTGTCTGTCAACCCGATGGCGAACATCTACAGCTCGATGAAGTACGCCCTCGGCGCCTATGGCAGCTTGTCGCGGGCCTATGACCGGCCGGGCGGCTACGACTCCGGCGGCTGGATGCCCCCCGGCATGAACCTCATGTACAACGGCCTCGGCCAGCCGGAAGCCGTCCTCACCCCGAACCAGTGGAGCGCACTCCACGGCGCGGCCACACGGGGCGGTGATGGGGCACAGGCCCCGGTCGTCGTCGAGCTTCATGCGAAGGAAGGCGCACTGGGACAGTTCATCGACGTGCGAGTGCAGGAGCACCAGCAGCAACTCATCCAGGTCATCACCGCGAGCTGAGGAGGCGCCCATGTCGATTCCCGGGAACCTCCTCAGCTCGAGCACCGAGTCCATGGATCCGGTGGTCACGGGCTGGGTGTCTCAGCTCAACTGCACGATCTCCAAGGGGTCTGGTGGCCGGAACGGTGACGGCTGCCTGCAGATGAAGTCGTTGGCGGCGGGCGAGATGCAGGCCCGTATCGTCGGCTCCGTCATCGTCACCGAGGGCACAACGTACTACGCGTTCGCGGACGCGTCCGGCAGCACCGTGCCGGAGCGGATCGGGATCCGCTGGCTGTCGCGGATCGGCACGGACATGGGCACCACGTGGTCGCTGACCACAATGGCTGCGTCCGCATCCTGGCATCGGATCAGTGTGGCCGGGCAGGCGCCGGTCGGGGCGGCACGGGCGCAGGTGGTGCTGTCGTCCACACCGGCCGCCGCCAACGTCAACAGCTTCTTCGAGAACGTCTACCTCGGGCCGCCGATCCGGCAGTACGGCAACCTCTTCCCCTTCAACGTCGAATCCTCCGAGGTCGACGCCTCGGGGTGGACGGCCGAGGTCAACGCCACCGTCTCCCGTCAGGTGCCGGTTTCCTCCTGGCCGGTGGACTTTTACACGGCTGGCGGGCACATGCTCGCCATGACCGTGACGGCGGCGGGCAACGCCTCGGTGTCGACTGTGGACCGGCCGTCGGTGAAACCGAACACCGAGTACATGGCCTACTGCTACCTGTCGCCGCCGGTGCTGTCCTCGCAGGCGTGGATTGAGCTGCGGTTCTACGACAGCGTCGGCAACCAAATCCAGGCCACGCGCGCGTATCTGGCGCCGCCTGGTACGGGCTTTTACAGGCAGCGGGTGTCCGCGTTCGCCCCGGCATCCGCGGCAACGTGCGCGGTCGCGGCGGGCCTGGACGGCGCATCTGCCGGGCAGGTGCTGCGGATCGATCAGCTGGTCGTTTTCCAGCCTTCCCTGATCGTGGCCGGCTCGGTCATCCCATACGCCAACGGTTCGTTCGAGCAGGACACCGGTGGCTGGACGACCGTTGCAGGGGCGGCCACGCTGGCCCGCTCGACGCCGTGGGGTGCTGCCGGCTACTTCGGCAGCTACAGCCTGGCCATGTCTTCGGCGACGGCCTCCTCGTCGACGATCCGCTCCCCGAAGTTCACTGCACCGAACGCGCCGGGCTTGAACTGGCGGGCACAGATCATCGCCGGGGTGGGCGCCGGATCGTGGTCCACGGTCACCGTGAAAATCCACTGGTACGACGCGGTGGGCAGCGACCTCGGGGCCAGCACAGGCACGGCCTACGCGCTACCTTCAGGCGGCTGGTATCAGCTCATCACCGACGCCGTCGCCCCGACGGGCACCGTGCAGGCTGCCGTCGAGGTTGTGACAGTCGCATCCGCCACCTCCAGCGTGATGTATGTGGACGCGGTCGCTCTGTGGCAGGTGCTGCCGCAGACCGCGGTCACCGCGTTCGACTCCGACGGCTACATCGAGCTCGATCTGCGGGAACTGCCCGTCGGTCAGCTGATCTCCGTGTACCGGATCGGGGCCGACGGCACGCGCACCCTGGTCCGCGGCGACGAGGGGCTCATCGACCAGCAGGCCATCACCTCCGACGCGATGGTCATCGAGGACCACGAGGCCCCGCTCAACGTCGCGCTCGCCTACTACATCGAGCTGTACTCGGCGCCCGGCGTGCTCGCCTCCACTCGGTCCTCGCCCGGCGTGCAGCTCACCCTCGCCGACGCCAACACCGCGTGGCTGAAAGACCCGGGCAATCCTCAAAGGAACTGCCTGGTCATGGTGGAGAAGGCCCCAGACTGGCAGCGGCCTATCGACCAGGCCTCATTCGTGGTCCGAGGGCGCCGCAACAAGGTCGTGCTCAGTGGCCGGCGGCAGGGCCTGGAGGGCGACCTCGCCATCTGGACGCGCTCCGATGAGGAGCGCAAGGCCCTGCATCTGCTGCTCGACTCCGGCAACGTCCTGTTCTGGCAGGCCGCTCCCGGGATGGGCGTCGACGACATGTACGTCAACGTCGGCGGCATCACCGAGGCCCGGGTCGGCGGCCCGGCCCAGGAGCCGTGGCGGGCCTGGACGCTGCCACTGGTCGAGGCGGACATGCCGGTCACCACTGCGGTGAACGGGGCAAGGGGCCGGACTTGGCAGGACGTATTGACGGAGTTCGCGACCTGGCAGGACGTGCTGGCCACCTACGACACGTGGGAGGCCGTCCTCCTGGACCGCCGAAAGGGGTGAAGGTTGTACCCCGTCTCGGATCGTTTCCTGGCCCGGCTCGCCGAGTCCCACACGGTCGCCACGAGTGTCGAGCTGTTCCTCACAGACGGCCGTGTCTTGGACCTGGAGCACACGGGCGGCAGTGTGACGGTGGACCGGTCGCAGGCGATCCGCCGCACCTGCTCGGTGACGCTCGCCGACCCGTCCTTGATCCCGCGCACCCCGACGGATCAGCTCGCCACCTACGGCGCCCGGCTGCGGATCTCCCGCGGCGTCGACTACGGCGACGGCTCGTCTGAGTTGGTGCCGCTCGGCGTGTTCCGGCTCGACTCGGTAGACGGCGACATCAGTGAAGGCCCGGTCACGCTGCAGGGCAAGGGCCTCGAGGCGGTCGTCGCCGACGACAAATTCACCTCGCCCTACAAGGCGACCGGCACGGTGGTCGGCGCGGTCAAAGCGCTCATCCAGCGCAGCATTCCGGACGCCGACATCGTCAGCCTCATCACCGACACCCCGATCGGCTCCCGCGTGTTCGATGTCGAGGCCGACGCGTGGGCGGGCGCACAGGAGATCGCCGCTGCTGCGGGCGCTGAGGTGTACGCCAACGCCGACGGCTCGTTCGTCATCAGCGCCCTCCCGGACCTGCTGACAGCCACCCCGGTGTGGGCGGTCGAGGCCACCGAGGGCGGCGTATACATCTCCGGTAACCGCGGCATGAGCAGCGACACCGTGTACAACGGCGTCCTGGCCCGCGGCGAGAACACTGCCGACAACGTCCCGCCGGTCTCCTACCTGGCCACCGACAGCGACCCGAACTCCCCGACGTACTGGGGCGGACCCTACGGCCGCCGGCCCATGTTCTACTCCTCCAGCACGCTGACCACGGTCACCGCGTGCACGGCAGCGGCGAAGCTCAAGCTGGCCGCAGCTCGTGCCCCCAACGCGACCGGGGACTTCAGCTCGTTGCCGAACCCAGCGCTGGAACCGGGCGACGTCATCCGCGTCACCCACCCCGACGGCACCCGCGAACTTCACCAGGTCGCCGCGTTTACTGTGCCGCTCGATGAAGGCGGCGACTTCCAGATCAGCACAATCAGCGCCAAGGAAGACGCATGAAGTCGCAGCACAGCACACACCGCGATCTCGCCTGGGCGCTCAAACAGCAGGCCCAGCGTGCGGGGGAGAGGGCGCCGTCGGTACGCGGCTCCGACTGGCGGCTCACCACCGTCACCACCGTCAACACGGACGGCACGATCATCGCCGACGGCATCACCGCCCGCCGCATGGAGACCTACCAGGTCGCGGCTGTCGGCGATGTCGTCGTCCTCTCCCAGTCGAGCAGCGGGAACTGGATCGCCCACGGCCGCCTGTCGGCCGGCACCGACACCGCCTGGACGGACGTCTCGCTCGTCTCCGGGTTCACCCACAACGGAAACTCGAACGGCAACGTGCAGTACCGCGTCGTCCTGGTAGGCGGCGCCCGGATGATGCAGTGGCGCGGCGGCATCGGCATCACCTACACGTCCAACACGATCCCGAACAGCGGCAACATCCTCGTCTCGGCTCTCGGCACCTCGCTGCGGCCATCCGTCCGCCGCTCGGTCACGGCGGCCTGTTCGGCGGCCTCCAGTTCCACCCTCTCACTGAAGATCGACTTCCAGACGGACGGGACCGTGCAGATCGTCGGCACCACCACCAACACCAGCGACACCTACTCGACTCCGATCATCCGGCCGCCCTGGGTGTCCCTCAACAACGTCCAGTACTCACTCGACTAGGAGCGCCGATGCCGACACCCGACGACTACGGCCAGGGAATCAGCATCGCCTCCCTCACCGATGCGCCCGACGCCGACAAGCTCGCCACGGACATCGTCAACGCGATCGCCCAGCGCAGCATCATGCGGTTCGCATCCACCTCGGCCCGCGGCGCCACCCTCGTAGGCGATGCGGCACCGGTCGAGGGCATGCTCACCTGGATCAAGGACGCTGACCGGCTCGACCTGTACGACGGAAGTGGGTGGGTGACCGTGTCCGTCGGCAGCCGCTCCTGGACCACCATCACGCCCGCCTCCGGCTGGTCCCAGAACGGCAACAGCCAGGGAACCCTGCAGTACCGGGTCCTCAACATCTCCGGCGAGGACAGCCTGCAGTTCCGCGGCGGCCTGGCCCGCTCCTCCTATCCATCGACAGTGCCGGGATCCTTCGTCATCAACAACACGGCGCTGCCCTCCACGGCCCGCCCGTCAACGCTGCGGACGATCCTGCTGCCCTGCTCCGACGTCAGCAGCGACCGCATCTCGCTGAAGATGGACATTCGCACCGACGGCTACCTCGAAGTCTTCGGCTTCAGCAGCACCACCAAGCCGCCGTGGATCGGCTTCAACGGCCTGATCGCCTCCCTCTAACCACCCCTCGCACAGCCCGCGCCCCGGACCCTGGGCGCCTTTTTCATGCCCGGGAGGGCCACGCAATGCTCCATGGGATCGACGTCTCCGCCTACCAGCCGGAGAGCTACAGCACTTCCGGTCTGGACTTCGTGTTCACGAAGGTCACCGAAGGCCTGTCCTACGTGAATCCGCGGTGGGCGGCGCAGCGGGACCGCGCGAAGAAGGCAGGCCTGGTGTGGGGCGCCTACCACTACCCGCACATGGCCAACGACCCGGTCAAGGAAGCCGACTACTTCCTGAAGCAGGTCGCGTGGAAGCCGGGCGACATCATCGTCCTCGACTGGGAGGGCTACGACAGCGCCAACAGAACCGTGCCCCACTCCCGCATGCTCGCCTACCGCGACGCCTGGCTGAAGTACGTCAAGGGCAAGATGCCCGGCCACCGGGTCGGCATGTACTGCAACACCGACTACTGGCTCCACGTCGACCAGACCGGCAACTGCGGCGACTTCCTATGGATCGCCACCGCCGGCGTCCCGGCCGGACAGCCCGGCATCAAGGCCAAGTGGGCCTTCCACCAGTACAGCACCGCGGGCGGCATCGACCACGACGTCGCCGCTTTCGACTCCCGGGCCGCGCTCGCCGCGTGGGCCGGCCACATCGAAGAGGACCCCATGGCAGGCATCAGCAAGCAGGACATCCACGACGCGGTCTGGCGGATCGACGACATCAAGGCCGGTTCGACGGAGAAGAACGCCGGCAACACGACGTGGGAGCCCCAGACCTACCTGAAGGGCACCTTCGAGAACACGGTGAAGCTGCTCACGCAGGAAGCCGCGCAGACGGCTGCCATCGCCAAGCTCGCCCAGCTCGTCGGCTCCAACGTCGACACCGCGGCGGTCGTCGCCGCCGTACAGAAGGCCATCGCGGACGCGGTGGTGAAGGTGTCGGTCGACGTGACCGGCCAGCAGAGCTAAGGAGTTCTCATGCGTATCTTCGGCCGCGAGCCTGCGCTCATCATCGCGATCATCAGCGCCGCCCTGTCGCTGCTGGTCACCTTCAACTTCGGTCTGTCCGCCGAGCAGGCCGGTGCGATCGTCGCCGTCATCAGCGCGGTGTTCGCGGCGGCCACCGCCGCCATCACCCGCCCGATCGCACCCAGCGCCTTCACCGGCCTCGTCGCTGCGGTCGCCGCACTGCTCGCCGCCTACGGCCTCAACCTCGGCCCGGAGAAGATCGGCGCCCTGAACGCGCTCGTCCTCGCAGGACTCGCCCTGGTCACCCGCGGCCAGGTGTCGCCTGCCAGCCCGACAGCGCCCGCAACAGCCCAGCCGCCGCGGAGCGTCTGACCCGATCGGAGCACCACCGTGGCCGATGAGCCGACTCTCGGCGAGGTCGTCCGCAGACTTGAGGCCATCCACGCCGACCTCAAAGAAGA